TTAAAAAATTTTTGAGATTTTTTCAGTAGCTTTATTTAACATCTCATCAGTAACATGGCTATAGGTTTTTAAGGTTTGTTGAACATCATGACCTAATAGCTGTGCTGCTGTCTTAAAATCAATACCATTACCAATTAATAAAGTTGCATATGTGTGTCTTAACTCATGAATTGATATTCCAGCAATATTATTTAGAATAGGGTTCAAAAATTTCTTAATGGAACCTCCAGTACAAGGAATAATTCTATTATTTATGTCTGGTATAGCGACTTTTCTGTATTCTAGTAATTCTTTTATAGTAGGAGCAGGTACTGGAACTATTCTGTATGATTTTTTACTTTTTAATGCACCAAAATCATGTGTTTTAGTTTTCTTATTAACTTTCCATTGTTTATTAACTTTTAAAGTATTATTCTTAAAATCTATATCTCCCCAAGTCAAACCTAATATTTCACCACATCTTAACCCACAAGTTCCAGCAATTAATGCTGCAATGTAATAACGACCATTCTTCTTAGATTTCAATTCTATAAGCAAATCATCTAATTCTTGTTTCGTTAATGCTTTTTTTGATGATTCAATTTTGTCATTGGGAAGCTGAACATTTTTAAATAGTTCATAACTTGAATCATAGTTTTCAATATAGTATTTTAATAATAACTTTATGCGATTAACATAAGTATTAATAGTTTTAGATTGTATTTTTTCACTTTTAAAGATATCATCAACTGTTTTCTGGATGTGTAACTTTTTTATATCTTTAACTTTTAAAGTATTTAAACTTTTAAATTTATTAAATGAATATTGATAAGCATTGATAGTGTTATTTTCTCTATATAAAGATATATGATCTATATATAGTTTAGATAATTCTTTAAAAGTAATAGAATCATAATTAGTATCTAAAATAGAATTTTTATTTCTTAATTGATGTTTTAATTCTTTTAACATTTTTTCTGCTGCTGGTTTGGCGTCAGATTTAGTTCTAAAGCCCTGTTTACTTTTTTGCTTCCATTTATTATCTAATTTATAACTGATTATAAATTGCCATCCTTTATCTTTTTGTCTATAGGTAATATTGTATTCTAAATTCATCAAATCAACTCCTTTATTATTATTATTAACAATTTATAACATAAAATTCGAGCTATTCACGAATGTATGTTCTTTGGTAGCTTAGAAAATTAATTAAGTACTTGTTATATAACTGGATTAATCATTATATAAGACATACTATACTTTGTGCTTATATAAACTAAAAGTATAGTATGTACATTTAGTTATGGTTTAGCTTGTCCTAACCATTTATATAGTTAATTATATTATTAAGCCTACTTAGAATAATATTTTAAATTAAATTTGGATAACATATGTATAAATTTATGCTATGTGCTGAGATTTTTTAGAGATAGCTAATGATTGCCTATATTCAGCGGCTTCTGCAATTTTAGTAAATTGAACAATTTCATTGTAATTTTCTTTAACAACACGTTCTATTTCGGATAATGGAATTTTAAAGAATTCTTTTCTCATATTTACTTGATTGACACTATTATCAGCAAATTCTCTATGTAATGCATTTTCTAAAGCAGGAGCATCATCGCTAAAAATTATTGCGTGAATATCAAAATTAAAAGGAACAGAAGCACTTCCCAATTCTCGAATTCTTTCAGTAGGTTCTAATCTTCTTGTCATACCAATTTTATATACATCATCACCAAAAGATCCTATATTAGAAATAACATATACATATCCAGCACGAGTATTTTTTTCTCTATTTTCTATATTTAATTTATCTTTTTCAAGTTTATCTAATTCAGCATTTAATTCATCTAATTTATTTTCGAGCTTAGCTTTATCATTTTCATTACAGCTATTTAATTGAACTTTAATATCATTAATGGCATTTCTAAAATGAGATTCTTCTTTTTCTAATTTCTTTTTAGCGTTTTCAATTTCTTTTAGAACTTTAGCTTCTTCTCTCATCTGTTCTTTAATTCTTTGTTGTTCTTCTTTTTCTTCTTGCTTTTTTAGCTCATATTCATACGCTAAATCTAATTCTTTTAATTTCAAGTCAAGATAATTATCAGTTATTGAAATCTGATTTCTTTGATTTAATTTATTTAGTGCTTCAAAAGATTTCACTATTCTTTTTCTGATATTTTCTATATTATTAAATTTAATTTTATTTATACATGCTTCACATTCGTTATTAAAAGAACGTATTATCATCTTTATATTATCATTGTTCATAGCTCTGCCTTTAGACTTGCTACCATCAAGAGTCCAATTATCAGAATAATTAACAGCAGATTTATTTTTTATTTGAAGTTTTTGATTATCTCTTATATCTAGTAGCTTTTGTTTATATTCTTCTGAATCCATTAAATTATATTTAGGTTTATACAAACCGAAACTTTGATACATATCATCTTCTTCTATATAATTTAAATATGCCTTCTTGGATGCTATTTCTATATTCAGAGCATCTATAGTATTTAATAGTTTTAGAGAATTACATTTTTCAGATACTTTTGTTGATAAAGCATCTAGTTCATCATTTTTGGCATTAATCTCATTATTTATATTTTCTAATAAAAGTGATTTGTTAAGAATTGTATTTTCTAAACTAGTTAATTCTTTTTTTAAATCTAAATACTTAGCTTCTTCTTTAGTTAATTCTAATTGTTTTAGTTTTTCTTCCAGTTCTGTTACTTGATTTTGTAAACTTTCTACTTTCTTCTTATTAAACAAATCAAAGCCCATAAAATCATCTCCTATTCATCAAAATATTTTAATAGTTCTTTAGCACTTTTTACATCTTTCATAGGTATTATATGATTACACACATAATTTGTATGGAAATACCCAAATTCAGAATAAAGTTTCATGTATTCTTTTTCGCTTTCAGCAGAATCAAATTTAATATTAATCACCTCCTTCCAGTACGTGTGTTCTTTAAAATGTCAAAAGATATTATTTGTTAAGGGGTTTCAAGGGTTCTATAATTTAATGAACCATTATTACTGTAATCTCTTATGAAATAAAAGCAAGGTTCAAATTGTAAATAACAAGTACCAACTTGTATTCCAGTTCCATATTTTTTTTTCCAATTTTCTAATATATCGAAAAATGTTTCAACAGATACATGAACATATTCAGCAATTTCATGCATAGCGAAAGCATTGTTCCTTATTGCTTCAACTACATCATTTGGCTCGACAATTATATTAAAACCTTCACGTCGTGCTACATTCTCTAATTTTCTATTGATTACACTATTTTGATTCAATATATTTCCATGAGTAGTTTTATAATGTCCTAGTTCTTCAGCTAAAACTTCATACTTATCTATTTCTGACATTCTGCTATTAATGTATATTATATTATTCAAACATCTGCCACTTTTTTTATCAGTGCCAAAGTCAATTTCTCTAACTTCAGCACCTAAATTTTCTGCTTTAACAATTAGCTTTTCATATTCTGTCATTAACAACGCCTCATCTGTTATTTACTATTTCGTTTGTTTATATCAGCTAAAATTCTTCTATCAGCTTCAGATATTTCATCATCTGTTAAATTGTCATTATGAGCAGCAACTGTTTCAAAATCATCATATGTTATTTTCTTATTGTTAAGTTCAACCATATTATCTTTAGTTGCTGTTATTTCATCAGTAATAGTATTTAAATATCTATTTATTTCTGTAAGTTCAGCAACTCTTTTATTAGCTTCTTTTTTGCCTAATGCATTTAATTTATTGTAGTTTTCTAATAATGTTGTTTCTTCTTTAGATAATTTATTAAAGTTATACGATTCCTCTTTTTCTAATCCTAGTAGATAATCTAAAGTTACATTGAAATATTTTGTTAATATTCTTGCATTGGCTAAAGACGGTTCAGCTTTTCCGTTTTCCCATTTAGATATAGTACTCTTAGCGATAGAAACATCATAAACATTATTTAAATCTTCGCACATCTTATCCATAGATATTTGTTTTTGTTCTCTAAGTCCTTTTAATATATATTTCATTTCAATCATAATAACACCTCGTTGACTTTCCTATATTGAAATTATAGCACTAATGTTTTTCTTTGTGAACAATTTTTTGAAAATATTTATAAAAAGTTGTTGACATAGAAACAAAAAGAGAATATATTATAGACAAGGAGTTTCCAAAACGCCAACAAAATGACAAAGGAAGTGATTAAATGTTGCAAATGAGAGAACCATATTATAAGTTTAAGGGGTATTTAGCTGAAAATAATATACAACAAAAGGAAATAGCTAAAATGTTAGATATTTCTCAAGCTACATTCAGCAAAAAGTTAAATGGAAAAAGTGGAGACTTTACTATCCAAGATTTAAAGAAAATATGTACAAGATTAAAAATCGAAGCAGAAATTTTTTTTAATAATTAAGTTTCCAAAACGCTAACAAAGAAAGAAGGGAAAGCATGAATAATTTGATGATTTTTGAAAACAAACAAGTAGAAGTATTTGAATGGAAAGGACAAGTTTTATTTAATCCAAAGCATGTTGCAGATTGCCTTGACATTTCAGATGTTAATAGTAGCATTAGAAATTTCAATGATAATCAAGTTGTTAAATTAACAAATTCTAAAATGCACAATATGCAGTTTAGAAAATTACACAACACAGGAGAAAATTTCTTGACTGAAAGTGGAGTGTACAAGTTAATATTTAAATCTAAAAAGGCGGAAGCAGAAAGATTTCAAGATTGGGTTACAGATGAAGTTTTACCACATATAAGAAAAACAGGATCTTATCAAATTCCTAAAATGTCAAAAGAACTTGAAGCAATTCTTATGATTGATGGCAAGCAACAGAAGATGGATGAGAGAATAACAAAGTTGGAAAATAATACAACAATAGATTATTCACAGCAAGAAGATTTGAGGGAATTAGCTAATAAAAAGATTGTTGCAATTTTAGGCGGAACAGATGCACCAGCTTATAGAGAACTTAATAAAAAAGTGTTTAGCAACTTTTGGAGAGATTATAAAAGAAAGCTTAATGTTAATTCATACAAGAATACATTAGTTAAAGATTATGACATAGGTAGACAAGCTATTATAAATTGGAATCCTAGTAAAGAAGTCAAATTTATGATAGATGGTTGCAATGCTCAAATAAGAATGTAGGAGGAATAGGTTATGGAAAAGACTCTGTTTTCTAGAAAGGACTTAATGGAACGATGGGGAGTTAGTTATCAGAGCATTGTCAATTATGAAAACAATGGGATATTAACTAGAAATTCTAAGTTTGATAATCCAATGTATTATTTAGAAGAAATTTTAAAGATAGAATCTCTTACTGGAGAACTCAATCCATTATCACCATTAGAAAGACGAAGATTAGAAAGAAGAATTGAAGAACTAGAGAAAGAAAGAGATTTATGGAAAGGTAAAGTTGACATTATCAAAACAGCATTAGTTTAACATAATAAATAAAAATAGGGAGATAAAAATGAAGAAACCAATAACAGCAAATGTAAGAGAAGCAGTTCAGAAAGCAACAGAAGTTGTATTAGAAGAAACTAAGGATGTAGATGTATCTAAGATAATTGGAATCTTGGAAAGTGAGTATAAAATCAGATTTTTTAATGTGGAAGTTTTAGAGCAACTGATTAAAGAAGCATTAAATAATATAGTATTTATCTATTGTTAAGAAAGGATGATTAATTGTGAAATCAACAGGAGTAGTAAGAAAAGTGGACGAGCTTGGAAGAATAGTACTTCCAATAGAACTAAGAAGAAGCTTAGATATAGCTGAGAAAGATGCCTTAGAAATTTATGTAGATGGGGAGCAGGTTATTTTAAAGAAGTATCAGCCAGCATGTGTATTTTGTGGAGAAGCAAGAGATATAAGTAATTACAAAGGTAAGAATATCTGTAGTGAATGTATGAAGGATATTAAAGAAAGGTAGGTGTTTATATGATTTATGCATTATATAAAGGAGATGAAATATTAGGAGTAGGCACAATATACGAATTAGCATCAATGTTTAATGTTCAGTTTAGAACAATTCAATACTATGGGACTGATGCATATAAGAGAAAATTAGTTAATAGAAAAACTAAGGCTGCAAAGATACTGATTGAAATTGAGGGATAGGAGATAAATATGGTATTTGAGTTTTTAAGTCAGCTAAAATCAGAAACTACAGAAAGTCAGTTCAAAGAAATATTAAAAGCTACAGAGCAGGATATTAAATTTAATAGAGTATCTTTTGGTAAGATAACAAGTCCTATTGATTTTATAGAAATATGTACAAGATGTGCTTGTTTAATTATGAGGTTAGGAGGTTGTGACGAGATAAATATGGAGAAATCATTAGATTGTACACATCAAGTGGATGAAATAGTTAGGTTAGTAATGAAAGAAAACTATAGTGTAAGTCAAGCAATAAAAATTGTTAAAGAAAAAGCTACCAAGAACCCCGACCAAAGCGTTCCTAGTAGCATTACAAATAATTCAAGTAAATTATAGCACAGATTGGAGGAAATGCAATGTCAGTTAAAGTGTCAATATGGCAATTTAAACAAGATATTTCAGATCTAGATGCACATAAAGTAAGTATGACAGATGAAGCTAAAGATGCAGCAGAAAGAGTTATAGATGATTTAGAAGCTATTTTAAATTTAGCAACAGAATTTAAATATTCAATTAAGGAGTAGGTGGTGTTAGCAATGTCAGAAAAGAAAGAAGAAGCAGTTCAAACAAAAAAACTAAATATCTATCAGAAGATTCAAAAAAGTAGAGTTGATTTGCAAAATAAGAAACTTAAGAAAACAGGAGTTAATAAGTATTCAAATTATGATTACTTTGAACTAGGGGATTTCTTACCAGCAATTAATGAAATTTGTAACAATAATGGACTGGCAACAATATTTCAATTTACAAAGGAGTTAGCAACACTTGATGTTATTGATGTAGATAATCCAGAAGACAAATTACAATTTTCTACACCAGTTGAAATTGCATTATTAAAGGGGTGTAGCAGTATACAGAATATTGGAGGAACTCAAAGTTATTGCAGAAGATATTTATATATCATGGCTTTTGAAATTGCAGAAGCTGACATTATAGATAGTGGTAATGGTGAGATTGACCAAGATGCAGAACAGGCTAAAAAGAATATAGATAAGGCAAGTGTATTTGTAATTAAGAAACTTATTGAGGAAACAAACACTGATAAAGAAAAGTTCTTAAGTTGGATTGGAGCTAAGAGAGTTGAAGATATAACAAATGATTGTCTTGGAACTTGCATGAGGGAACTTAATAAAAAGAAAGAATCAATTCAAAAAGCAGCTGAAAAATCTAAGAAAGAAAATGAATTACCTGAAGAATTGAAATTATAGAAATTAGGGGTGTATAGAATGAAAGAATTAGAAGTAAATAAGGTGTTGCCAGTAATAAATGCAAACTTTGAAGAAGTTAAAGAGTCACTTAACCAAAGTTTAGAGAAATATAAAGGAATAGTTGTTACAGAAGAAACTCTACAAGATTGTAAGAAAACTCAACAGGACCTTGGAAAAGTAGAAAAAGGTATAGAAGATTTTAGAAAGTCAGTCAAAAAGGATATGGAAGCTCCTATTAAGGAATTTGAAGCTAAGTGTAAAGAACTTACAGCATTAATTGGAGAAGTTAAGAAACCAATTAAAGAAGGAATAGTTCTTTATGATACAAAGCGCAAAGAGGAAAAGAGGAAACAAGCAGAAGAAATTATTAAGGAATGCATAATCAGTTTAGCATTGTCTGAAAAGTATTCAAGACAACTTACTGTACTAGATAAATACACTAATTTATCAGCAAGTAAGAAAAGCGTTGTTGAAGATGTACAAGCAAGAGGACAAGCATTAAAACAGCAGCAGGAAGCAGAAGAAAAAGAAATAGAAAATACCAAGGCAAGTATTAATGCATTTGTTGATTCTATAAATGAGGATATAAATTCAAAGCTTAAAGCTGATGATTATTACAAATACATTCCAGGAAGCAACATAACTAGAATCATGGAAATTATAAAGAGAGAACATGACAAGGTTAAGCTTGCTGAAAATCCTCCAAAGGTTGAAGCAAAAGAAGAAGTGAAACAAGCACCAATACAAGAAAAAGTATCAGTACCAGTTGATTCAGAGCCACAAAAAACTGTACCAGTTAATCAAGAAGAAAAGTTGTACTTTTATGATCTTAGAATTGTAGCCAATTTAAATAATATGTTGAGATTACAAGAACTTATAAAAAGTGAAGGATTTAAGTTTGAAGTTAAAAATAAAGGAGTATTTAAGTAAGGAGTTCTTCTATATGGCAGGATGGCAGAAAATATATAGAGATATACAGGACCATTGGTTATGGGAAGATAAGCCATTCAGCAGAGGGCAAGCATGGATTGATTTAATATTGTTGGTTAATCATGAAGAGAATAAAACCCTTATTGATGGAGAACTTATTGAAGTTAAAAGAGGTTCAAAAATTACATCTTTAAGAAAACTAGCAGACCAATGGGGATGGAGCACAACAAAAGTCAAAAAGTTTTTAGAGTTGTTGCAAAAAGAACAGATGATTAAATTTGAAAGTGATAATAAAAAAACGCTTGTAAGCATTGAAAACTATAGTGTTTATCAGAGTAAGGATAACACAGAAAATACAGTGAAAAAACAGTCAGATAACACAGAAGTAACGCAGAAAAATTTCAAAAGTAATTCAGAAGTAATTCAGAAAAAAACAAACAAGAATGATAAAGAATATATAAAGAATGATAAAGAAGGAGAAGAAAGGAAAGAAGTATATCAACCTCCATCTCTATCTTTTCCTACTCCATTACATGAAATGATATTTAATCAATTTGGAGAGGTAACTTACAAAACATGGTTTGAAAATGTATCTATAGAACAAACAGAAGATAAAGTAATTATGAGTACATCAGATACTTTTAAAAAGCAGATTATAGAAGAAAAGTATCTTAATCATATAAAAATATTTGAAGGAAAAGAAGTGCAGATAACTTTGAAAGAAGGTGATTCAAATTAATAATATGTTATCACTAGATAAAAAACTTGAACTTTGGGAGCAGAGTTTAGAACCTGATAAATTAGTTCTTATAGCTCATGCAGTTAAAACAGAAGTGTCAAAGCTAGATGAATTGATTAATACAACTTTAGATAATTGTTATGGTGCAGCAATAGGAGATTATACAGATTTATCAATTAAAGAAATTCAAGATATAGTCAAAAAAGCTTATGAGTACATGGAAGATAGCAAGAAATTTATAAATGAAAGTGGGTTGGAATGGATGAATAAAATAGCAAAGGTTGAGGAAAATGTAAAGCAATTTTTAAGAAAAGAAATGGTAGCAGGAACAGTTAAATCAGAGGCAATGTGTAAAGCTAAGAAAGAATTTTGTATTCCTGCTAAAGATATCAGTAATTTATGGATGATAGTTAAAGAAGAAGATTATCCAGAAAAATGTATTAATAATGGAGACAATCAAGCAAAAGGCAAAATTCAAAATAAGGCGAAATCAGAAGAAAAAGAGGTCAAAGGTAAAACAACTATTCAAGAAGATAAAAAGAAGAGCGTAGAGAAGGGAATAGACAAGCAGAAAGAGGATATAAAAACAAACCTAGTAGAAATAACAGAAGTTAGGAAATTCAAAGGTCAATTTGGAGAATATGAAAAGTCAGGTTATGGCATAAAAACAGGAGATATTACTTTCAAAGATGTTAAGGATATTGAAGAGAGTAAAGCTGAAGTTGAAGCAGAAATAAAAACTATGAGAGAAGATTTTGAAAAAGCTATTTCTGAAAAAAGAATAAAGGCATTTGGAAAGCTTAATGAGGTTATGGAATTACTATCAATGTAGGAGGTAGACATAATGTTAAATGAATATTTAGTATGTCCTATTTGTGGAAATACAGCAACAGAATTACATCACATAGTATTCAGGAGCCAGGTTAAAGCATTGGAAAATTGTAAACATAATTTTATATATTTATGTGACAAATGCCACAGAGGAACAAAAGGAGTTCACGGAAAAAACGGTCGTAATTTAGACCAGAAATTAAAATTAATGTTTCAGAATAAATTAGAAATATTATTCAGTAAAGAGTTATTAACGAGAAAAGATATTAAAGATACTTTAGGGATTAAAGAAAAGCCTACAGATAGCTTGTGTAAGCTTATGAAAAGTGAAAAAGGTATGTTTAATAGAGAAGATGTCATTAGGGCTCTAATGAACGGGAAAATGATATTACAGGAGGAAGAAAAATGAATCCTCAAGGACTTATTGAAAGATTAGATCAGTGTATTGCTGCATTAGGTCGTGGAAATACACAAATGAAAACTCTTGGGTTAGAAAAAGCTAAGACAGAAAGAGATTATAAGGTTAGACAAGCACAAGAAATATTAATATTAAAAGCTGATAAATATCCAGCTACTCTAATTATGGAACTAGTTAAGGGGAATGAGGAAGTAGCAGAGTTAAGGCTTCAAAGAGATATTGCAGAAAGTGCTTATTTTGTAGGATTAGAAGCTATGAATAATCTTAGATTAGAAATTGAGATTATTCGCTCCAAGCTTACATGGTTAAGAAGTGAGTTAAATAATTCGTGATTGTCAGATGTCCAGATGGAGGTGATTAAGTGTTATCTAAAGTAATAGATAAGTTTTTAATTGAAGAAAAAGCAGCAAAAGATAAAGATTATTATTCAAAGATACATGAGATAAATACTAAGTATGAATTAAAGATTGGAGATACACTCTGTTACATTAATTATGAAAATAGAGGAGTTGGATATTATAATACAAGAATTTTAGACATAAAAGAAGATGGATTGATTATTAAAGAAGGTAGATCTAAGATATATTTTCTTAAATGGAAAGATGAAGACGGTAATAGATTAGTATTCTATCCGTTCTATACTTTTAAAAATGGAATTAATGATAAGAATTTCTTTAAGAAAGTAACTAAAAGTATAAGTGATTTTTATCAAACAGAATATAAAGATTATAGATTGAATTTTAAAAATATAAAAAGAGCAGAATTTGAAGAAGATGTTAAGCAGACTTGCTTTTTAAACATAGTTTAATGCTTAATTGTCAGAAAGGGTGTAGAAATATATGAAACCAATATTATTTAATACGGAAATGGTACAAGCAATACTGGATAGCAGAAAGACAACTACTAGGAGAATTATTAAAGTTAATAATAGTTTAGAATTTATGGGATTTAAAGAAGGGAAAGCACTTTTGGGTAAAGGTTGCTGCATACATGAAACAATTAAAGCACCATATATGCCAGGAGATATTCTTTATGTTAGGGAAACTTGGGGAATATCAAATCCGTTAGGAGATTTTGCAAGGAATAATAGGACAGCAGAGTATGTTTATAAAGCAGGGTATTCCAAAGGAGAGAGAATACCAATAGATAGAGAACAGGAAAAAAACTTAGGCGTTTGGAAACCAAGTATTCATATGCCAAAGGTTGCAGCAAGAATATTTCTTAAGGTTATTGGCGTGAGAGTGGAAAGACTACAAGATATAACAGAGCAAGGAATAAAGGCAGAAGGAATTACAGAAGAATGGCCACCACATGCAATGGATAAGTTTAGGAAGTTATGGGATAGCACAACAAAGGAATACAGATGGGAGACTAATCCTTGGGTGTGGGTAATTGAATTTGAAAGGTGTGATAAACCTAATGAAAGGTGAACAATTACAACTTATGAAAGTGATTGAATTTCCTAAAAATAAAGATATAGAACTAAAATTACTTAAAGATAAGTTAGATTCGGCTCAAAAAATGATTGATTTTATTACTGAGCATAAAGAAGATTTTCACATAGTTATTAATAGATCAGCAGCAGAAGAATTATTTGAAATGGACAAATTCAAAGGTAATAAAGTCGTAATTACATCTAATTATCAAAAAGCAAAAGAAATATTCAAGAAAGATAATTATATATTTTATAAATTAACTGGATATGAGTTTTAGTTAAGAATAATCAGAAAGTGAGAATTAGTTGATGGATAAGAGCGAGTCTAAAGAACTGGTAAAAGAAATGATTGAACAAGAAATTATATTAACTGATAAACCAACAGTAGTTGAAGCAGTAATAAGAGGTTCTTATTGTAAGGGTAAAGAAGATACTGCAAGCGATATAAGGAAAATAAATATGAAAGCTACAATTGATTTATTAAATGTAGCAGAAGATTATTTAAGAGCAATAAACAATAGAAAATGCATTGATGTAAGGAATATTATTAAAAGTTTGGAATCAGAGATTTAATACTCAATATGAAGATTATGCGAAATAAGGAGTGAAACAAGTGATACAGATATTGGAGTTATTTGGAGGGATAGGAAGTCCACGAATTGCTCTTAGAAACTTAGGAATAGATGTTAAGGCAATAGATTATGTTGAAATTGATGAAAAGGCTGTGAGAAGTTATAACGCAATGTTTAAGAAAGACTTAGCATATAAAACACAATCAGTTGTAAATTATAATCTTAAGCCTGACATCCTTATCCATGGTTCACCTTGCCAAGATTTTTCTATAGCAGGGCACCAAAAAGGAGCAGATGAAGGAACAGAAACACGAAGCAGCTTAATGTGGGAAACTATTAATATTATTAAACAGATGGGTGTATGGAAGCCTAGAGTTGTTATTTGGGAGAATGTAAAGAATGTTCTTAGCAAACATATGAGACATAACTTTAACAGATACCTAGAGGAAATGCAGAAACTAGGATATACAAGCAATTATGCAGTGCTAAATGCAATGGATTTTGGATTACCACAGAATAGAAATAGAGTATTTACGGTTAGCTGTTTAGATGGAACAATGTTCAATTTTGAAACGTTAGAAAGAAAAACTATGGTAAATATTAAGGAATTTCTTGAAGAGACTTATGAAGAAAAATATATTGTATCTCAGCCAAGTATGATAAAGAAAATAAATACTAACGAGACTATGGGAATCAATGTGATTAGAGATTATGCAAATACAATTACAACTAAGCAAATGCGTTGCCCTAACAGCGGGGTAATAGATTTATGTGATGGAAGATATAGATATCTTACAGAACGTGAATGTTGGAGGTTACAAGGATATAGCGATGAAGATTTTGAAGAAGCTTTAAAAGTTCATCCTGGAAAGCCTGGCAAATTAAATGGAGCATTATATAAACAAGCTGGCAATTCAATTCCTACAGTATTTTTTGAAAGTATGTTCAAGCAAATGTTAGGAATATAATTACTTCGCAATACTTTAATTACAGAAAGGGTGAATAAAATGAAATGTTCAAAAGAGATTGCAAAGAAAGTTGAAGAATATCAAAAGCATCAAGAAGAAGCAGATAAACTTTACGAAGAAATATCAGAATATTTTACATCTAAGTTAGACGCAGAAGGTTTCAATGTACCGTTCATAGCAGATAAACCTTCTGGAGACTTACAAAATGATGATGAATATTGCGACCAAAGAAATCCATATGAAGACTATTATGAAGGTGAATATTATCATCAAATAGAAGGTAGTGATAAATATGTTGGATATAGTTATTCGATGTAAGTAGTTCGCAATACTTTAAAAGTACGTAGAATAAAGGTGATTTCAGCAATAGCTGTAACTAAATATTATCAATTGAAAGTCAGTTAATAATGAAAAAGAATAATAATTATTTAATACTTAATGATAAGAATTGGTTGAAACTTTGTAAGAAGCAAATCAGTTATGAACAACAAAAGATAAATTTCAAAGAGCAATTAGAAATTGATTTAAAGGAGGAAGCACATGGCAAAGAATGCAGGAAAACAATTTGAGGAAGATATAAAAGCTTCAATACCAAAGAAACAGGATTTCTTTTATTACAGATTTATAGATAATGCAGCTTCATTCAGCGGTGGTGATAATGTTAGATTTACTTCACATAACTTGTGTGACTGTATGACAATGACTAAGGATAAATTATACCTTATGGAACTTAAAAGTCATAAGGGGGCAAGCTTACCGTTATCAGCAATAAGAAAAAATCAGATTGATGGTATGGCAAAAGTAAATCATCCAAAGATGAAGGCAATATTCATAATTAACTTTAGAGATAAGGAAAAGACATATGCAATAGATGCAGATAAGCTTAGAGAGTTTATACAACATTCAGAAAGAAAAAGTATTCCAATTAGTTTTTTAGAGGAATCAGGAACAAAAATAGAAGCACATAAGAAGAAAGTACATTACAGATATGATTTAGAAAAGTATTTTCAGGAGGATAGCAATGAGCTGTAAATGTTCAAAATTTGATGAAGATTTAGGAAGGTATGTTTGTAATATTACTGATTCAGAGTGTATTTACTACATTCCTAATAGCAAAAGATGCGCAGAAGAATATGGAGAAGGTCCAGATGTAGAAAGTGAAGGTAAAAATAATGAATAAATGGGTAGGAATAGGCAGATTAGTTGCAGATGCAGAATTAAGATTTACACAAGGAAAAGGTACACCAGTATCTACGTTTAGATTAGCAATAGATGATGGATATGGAGAAAATAAGAAAACAGACTTTATTCCAGTAGTGTTATGGGGAAAAAGTGCTGAGAATTTAGCAAATTATTTAAATAAAGGTACATTAGTAGCAGTAAGTGGGAAGGTAAGTACAAGATCATATGATTCTAAATATGGCAGTAAAAGATATGCTACTGAAATAACAGCAGATATATTTGGAGGAGTTAAGCTTTTAGGAAATAAGAGCAGTATGAATCAGGATAGCAATGGTAGTAATAATTTTGGTAATAGCAGTCAAGATGTATTTGGTGGAGGAAACTTTGATCAAGATATAACGCCAGTTGATGACGACTTTATGCCTTTCTAAGGAGGTAATATAAGTGGGATATACAAAAGGAATAAAATGGACCAATGAACTTATAAAAAGTGAAATATTAAATGTTATGAATGCACTTAATATAAATAGAATGCCTACAAGTGTTGAAATTAAACAAGTTACAAATAATAGCAAGTTAATAAATGCAATAAGAAGAAATGGAGGGTATTTACATTGGGCAACTGTCCTTAAATTAAAACAAAGTAAATGTGATACAAGAACAGGATTAGCAGGAGAATTAAAAATAAAAGAAATACTTGAAAATAAAGGCTATGAAGTAAGTAAAATGTCTTGCAAACATCCGTATGATTTATTGATTAATGGAAATGTAAAAATAGATGTCAAATTGGCTAATGTATACAAGAGCCCTGATGGATGGTCAAGTTATTCATTTAATCTATCAAAGGATAATCCAACTTGCGATATCTATGTATTAATATGCAATGACAACAAAAAGACATTAGTTATACCAAGTAAGTTTTTAAAACAAACTCAAGTATGTATTACAGATAAGAATAGTAAATACAATTCATTTATAGACAGATGGGACTATGTAAAACAATATGATAATTTCTATAAAAATATTGTATAGGAAGTGAGGTAATGAAACCTATAATAACAGAAGGTCAGATAAGTATATTTGACCTTCCTAAAGAAGAAATTAAGTCAACAAAAGCCATGCGTGAGCCAGTGCTTAATTTTGATAAGATTATAAATCAATATAAAGATACTTGCAATAGAATATTCATGATTGAAAAAGATTTATATGTTGAACTGGAAGATAGAACTGTACAGTTTCACAAAGATGGAGAACAAGGACGAATATTTGATATAGATATGTTAGTAAGGCCAAAAGATGAACTAATAATTAGTAATAAGTACAAGTCTATCAATGATAAACAGATAAAAACACTTAGGAAAATACAGACAGATAAATTTATAAAGAGAAAAAGTGACAGCAATATTTTAATTCAATATGATAATTTCTGCATGGCTATATATCCATCAGGACATTTTGCTAAATGGAAATCAGAAGCAGTGTTTAAAGAAAATGAAGTTTATACAATAGATGAAATTGAAAATATCAATAAGATGCATGAAGAGATTAAAGAAGATCCTAAAGTCGAAGGGGTAACTGAAATTTCTGAATCAGAGGAAACTTTAAGATTAGGAGATAAAGTTAAGTTTGATTACCATGGACCAAAGGAAGGAAACATAGTACGAATTTACAACAAGGGTGAAACAGTCAATGTTAGCTGGGATAACAAACAAACAGCTTTTTATTACAAGAGTGTTGTAAAGATTAATGCGTAAATGTCAGAAAGTATGTAGTAATTTAAAAGGTGATCTTTGAAAATTGAATAATGTGATATTGTTGAGTAATTAAAATGGTAATATTTATACAGTATTGATATAATTTATAAAATAGGGTGCTATTAAGCAATTAATATTCAAGAATAATAAAGAATAAGAGGTAGAAAAATGGAGGTATTAGAATATCTTTATACAGATAATTTTAACAATTTTGATGAATGGTTTGAATTGGTGAAAAATCATGGGAATGTATATCCTAAATTTAGAATACCATATCAAGAATGGCTAGATGAATATATTAATAATATTGAAACAAAAAGCGAAAATGAAGTTAAAGAATTACTAAGATGCTTGTTATTTCCTTATAGTAGGAAAATAGATGAATCAAATTATAAAGCATGTCTTCAGTTATTTTTAGACTCTAAAGATTCCAATATGCCGAAAAGTATTGTAGATAAATATGAACCAATTATTAAAAGTTTTAAAGAAGTTGAAATGTATAGAAGAATTGAAAATGGTCATAATGCTTGGGAAGGATTAACATGGATATTGCAATTACTTCCCTTTAAACCATATATAGCTATTATGGCATTAAATAATTATTTTGATACAGAAATAGGATGTATGCCTGATGATAGAATTATAGGAATACAACAATGTATAGCAATAATTGAAGCAAAATTTATATATACTAATAAAGGAACAGAAAATTATATATTAAAGTTAAAACCAAGGGAGTTTGAGTTGTTAATAGCAAGTCTATATGAAAACTTAAAATATGAAGTAGAAGTTACACCAGCAACAAGAGATGGAGGAAAAGATATTATAGCAAGAATTAATAGAGAAGATGGTAAAGAAGTGGTTTATGTAGAATGTAAATTATATAAAACTACTGAATTAAAGAAAGAAACTGTAAGAGCGTTTGGATATACTATTTTAAAAGATAATATAAATAGAGGGGTGCTATTTTGCACTGGATATGTAAATGAAGATTTAAAAAATTTAGATTCTCGTATTCAAATATGGACTTTAGACGAAATTATAGTTTTATTAAATGCACATCTAGGGAGTAATTGGAATAAGAGATTGAGGGTGTTCATTAAATCTAAAGATGATAAATAAAAAACAAAAGAGGTTAAGAATAGATATCACATTATTCAAAAAGAAAAAATGAATAGTGTGATATTTTTTATTGCACAATATGCAGATATTGCGAACTAATTAAGGAAATCTGATCTTTGAAAATTGAATAATACGGTATTAGAAAAATATGTTATAATTAACTCATAATTGTATTATTATATGAGTTGGTAGTTTTTTACTAAACGATAAATTAGAATTTATAGGGAGAACATTGATGGCACAAGTAGATATAAAAGAGGCATATTATAAATACATTAAGAGCTTAGGTAGTGGACGTGATGATGATATCAAAAAAGCAAAATATAATCTATTATGGGAAGCTTCTAATTTATTTGAAATAATTATTAATTACGTTACATTATATAAAATTGGTGTAAAATATGATTTTGGTAAAAGTATTATTCCAAAAGGAACCAAGTTATATCGTATTAGATATTATGAGACTGATACCGATTTTTCAAATCCAAGTGAATGGAGAGCCCCACCACATAAACGGCAAAATAGGGCAAATAATGAAGGACAAGAAGCACTATATTTAGGAAGCACAGAGACGATTTGTATGTTAGAGGCCCATATAAAAAAAGGTGATAAATATGCATTAGGGATTTATGAAGTCAATGAGGATATTGAAGTTGGAGGTTATCTAAGATATGATTCAAATAATAGACTTCATAACTGGGCGGGAATGGTTTTAAATGCTTTTTTGATAGCACCTTCCCGTAGTCAGAGAAATAAAGAGCTATTTTCCTATTTAGATTCTTATTATGGTGTATTAACATTAGATGATTTTGTAAACATGAATGAGTTAATTGAAAATGGTGGATTACAACTTCCTATGAAATTTGGAGTGTTAAATCAACTTGAGCAATATTACGATCTTACAAATCAATTATGCAATATTCTCTCTGAGGATATTCATGATGGTATAAGATATAGCTCATGTTATCTTCCACTAGAAGATGTAGGTATAGAGTGTTCCCATTTTAATGTTGTTTTGTATAGAGATGGGATTTCTAAAATTAAGCTTATTGACCATAAAATCAAAAACAATAAATTTGATTTTAATTATACAGATTTTTTGAAAGATATAATTAAAGGTTAAATTCCAGTTTATCGACTGAAATATGAAAAATACCGTATTATTCAAAATGAATATGCGGTATTTTTTAGTTCCCAATTCTAAGAAAGTATCAAGTTGATGGAGGATAAACAATTGAAGATTAATAGAGATAATATGGAACTTTCATATCAAATAGAAAAATTAAAATCTAAGTTAAATCTTAGTGCAGATATAGCGAAAGCCATTGATGAAGAATTGCTAAAATTGAACCTACATGAAAATGAAAATTTAGATGATATAGCAGAAAAAATAATGACTGTTAGAGATGGATTAAGAGATTTAGCAGATTTTATGAGAGAAAATAAGTAATTAGCAGTACTTTAAAATATAGCTTAACATAACAAAAGCATTAGAGAACTATAAACGGGAATTTATAAATCTTCTCTAATGCTGTATCTATGTAATATTATACCATAAATAAGTTGATAAAGGATAGGTGATATAACATGGAAGAAAATTTATTTAAGAAAACTGAGAGCCAATTATATAGATATTATGAATACAAAAGCAAAATTCAAAAGTTTAGAAGAAAAGTTGATGATTTAGAAGAGCAGATCATATCTTTAGATAACCAAATGAGAAATGTTCATAAATATATTAATCTGGATACTATGCCTCCAGGTGCAGGATGTGGTGAAAGAGTACAATCAAGTATATCTGGTACAAGCTATATGGAAAAGCAAATGGAACAGGAAGTAACCAAGCTTGAGAAAAGGAAAATAGAAAAGATTAAGACTAAGATAAAAACTGAAGCTAAGATAATGGAAATGCAAAGCTTTATTAGAAGAATGGATACAAATATAGAATACTTACTAGAAGAAGATAAAAGATTTATAGAGTATTTTTATGGAGCAAAAGAAAAGATTCCCTTTATTGCAATGCAGCTTAATATTGCTCAGGCAACTGCATATAGGAAAAGAGAGGAATTAGTTAAAAACATAGAGGATTCAATGTGGATGTACAAATAATTTTGGAACACCTGTAGAAATATGGGTGTTTTATTGTTATTCTAGTATAGAATATATAAATTAAGAAGGGGATGTAGCATATGCTTAAGAATTGGAAGTTTGACTGTGTAGGCGTTAAATTGAATAGATTTCCAAAGTGTTATATTAAAGAAATTTATACGTATATAGTGAGAAAAAAATATTCATATAATCATCCTAAAAAATTATATAAATATTTTGGATGCTCACAATATTCATTAGAAAATTTAAAAAACAATCAAATTACATTTAGCAATCCGATATATTTTAATGATCCATATGATTGTGCATTGTATACAGACTTTAAAAAGGCATTTAAAATTTTTTTGGACTATGATGAATATAAAAAAGAGGTAGAAGAAATATCTTTAATTGATATTCAAGAAGCAGTGTCAGATGATGAAACATTTATTAATGAATATGAAAAAGAGATTAAGAACTTTGTAAATAAAATAAGAGTTACTTGCTTAAGCGAGAAAAATGATTCCATTTTAATGTGGAGTCATTATGCTGTTAATCATACAGGATTTTCTATTGAATATAATTTTGATGATATAGCAAAACAAAATAGAATTTTTTTACCAGTAATATATAAAACAGAAATAAGCGAAATTAGTATGGAAATAATGAATGATAATAAAAATGGAATGATATACCCACTTATTTCAAAAGCTAAAGATTGGGAATATGAGGATGAATGGCGTATTATAGAAATGGACATGAAACCATGTGAATGCAGAAGAAATATGTATATGAAAAAGCAGCCTATTGCTGTATACCTGGGATGTAAAATTGATAAAAGCAATGAAGAAAGAATAATACAAATATGTATTGAAAACAATATACAATTATATAAAATGAATATGAAAAAAGATGCTTTTAAACTAGAATATTCACTTGTAAAAAAATATGAACAAATGAAGTACATAAAAAATAGCATATATAGATCAAATGCTAATTTTAAATATAGTCTTATAGGGCTAAATAGTAAATACAGATGGATTAAGGGCTACTATATACAAAAATAATTGATAAAAAAATGAGAAGAAATTGAGAAAAATAAATTCAGTTAACAGCTATAATATTAAGTAAGAGGTATCCAGTAAGACATGCCCCCTAACATGAAAGCTTACATACCTCAAACATAAATTCTAAAAGCCCCTTAATTAATGAGCATGTAATGCTAGGCAGGGATTACAGCAATGTTTAGTCGTTACTGCGTAAACCTTAGAAAACCAGTAAATGCAGAAAAATATATTGAAGGTGAGGTGAAAATCCTCAATGGCACAATATATTGTATTTACTGGTTTTTATAATTTACTATCTACAAAGTTTATCGAGAGTAACATTAAGAGCATCAGCTAATTTAATAGCAGTAGATACTTTACATTCATCTTTACGCTCTATATCTTCAATAGTACGTTGAGGAACACCACTTAATTCAGATAGTGCTTTTAATGTTAAAGATTGAGATTTACGTATTTCTTTAAGATTCATATTTATCAATCCTTTCTAGTTATAAAAGATAGGATAATGTTAATAATGAGTAATACTACAATTAAAATATCAAGAATAGAAATACTTTTAAAATCAATAAGTTTTAAAGCAAGCAAAACAATAATGATAGTAGTAATGTTATTATTTAAATACTTCATAACAATTTACGATATGATATAATGTATTTACGAGGGGAATTGTTAGTTCCCCAAGTATTGAGTGGGTACTTATTTATCATCATCGATTATATCAACAAGCTTGCAGGCGATTTGTATAATCAACCAGATGATTGTAAGTACCTTTATTATTATATAAATCGTTTTCAGCTCCTTCCTTATGTATATATTATACCACGTTTTGATGTGGTAAATAATAGAAATAATAAAAAATTATCACAGAGTATTTTTATAAAGCCGAATTAATGAATAATTTTTTATGTATGTGTAATTAGATATTGGTTAAGTACTTTAGTATGTTAGTATAGATAAAAATTTAGATTATCCAATAATGAAAATAATATTGGAATATGTAGTAATAGAGGTATTTTCTTTTGTATAATTATATAAAAGGAGAATTGTAAATTATGGATAAATTCAAAGAGTTTGTTAAAGATAGAGAAGCTGATAAATGGAGTAAAGAAAATTATGGTGAATGGTTAGAAAAATTAAAGAAAGATGAGTATACTTGCTTTTCAAATGATATCGCAGATTTATTATATTGTTATACTGGAAACATGAATTTAGAATTTAATAGAATTATGAGAGGATATACTAGTTTATATTTAGAGGATATAGAAGAATATACTTATAAAATTGATATAATAAATAGTAATATATCTAAGTTCGAATTAAAGGAAAATATTGTAGTATGGAGGTATACAGATAATAAAGTGTTTAAAACATTGTTTGAAAATCAAAAAATAAAAGTAGGAGCTAATTTTGTTGAGAGGGGTTTTATGAGTACTACTTTAATAGCAAAAAAGCTTGAAAAGTTTGCATTTGATCACAAATATAATACTTTATTAAAATTATATTTACCAAAGGGGGCTAAAGGTGCTTATGTAGATTTTGAAAAAGGAATGCTAGATGAGAAAGAATTTTTATTACCAAGAGATTCAAAGTTTATATTAAGAAAGAAACAGTATAAATTTTTCCAATGGCCAACATATATATATGAATGTGAATTAATGTTGTAGTGATAAAAAAATGATAAGAAATTGAGAAAAATAGACTTGATTAACAGTTATAATATTAAGTAAGAGGTAGCCAGTAAGACATGCCCCCTAACATAAATTCTTAAACCCCTTGTATAAATAAATATGTAATGCTAGGCAGGGATTACAACAATGTTTAGTCGTTACTGCGTAAACCTTAGAAACCAGTAAATACATAAAATATATTGAAGGTGAGGTGAAAATCCTCCATGGCACAATATATTGTATTTACTGGTTTTTATTGTATTATAGTTAATTAGAATATATAATTAGACTAAAAATGGGGTGAGTGTATGTCTTATATAAAATTAAATGGACAAAATAAAGAAACATCTGTAGAAGAAATATTTGAAATATTAATAAGGGAAACTCAGAAAGTTATTGATGGTACAAAAGAAGGATTTGGTACTATATTTTTTGCAAATGGAATAAAAACGCATTTAGAAATATCTTATATTAAATATGGATTTATAATTTGTGATAATTGGAGGATTGATCCAGAAAAAATACATCCAGATGAAGAAATATTTATAGCAGATGCCTATCGTTTAAAAGAAGATTTTCAAAATGCCATACAATCTGTTTTGAATGAAATAAATAAAAAGGTATTTAAAGAAAGATAAGTGTAGATTGACATCACAAAAAGGAACTCTAGCAATAGGGTTCTTTTTTAATGAAATAAATTATAAGGAGATAAGAAAATATGAACAAGTATCAAAGGAGAATAGATACGATAAGAAACAGATTACCAGGATTAAATAAGGACCAGCTTAGAAAGTTGGTAGAGGATGATAATTATATAAAATTTATAAGTGCAACAATAATAGGAAATGAAGTAATAGAAAGAATAGTGAAAAGAGATATATTGAAAGAAGGTGGAAAAAATGAAAATTAAATGTTATTTAAGATATAAGAAGGGTACTAATGAAGTAAGATGCATATGTAAAAGAGATAATCCTGCATGTGAAAGACATAGAACATGTATAAGAGAAGTAGTAAATCTTAATATATACAAAGATTTAGAAAATTGCTTTAAGAACAGTGAAAAAAGAAGATAAACAATATATTAGCAGAGCGAGGTGGTGACAGTGAGATATGGCTAGAGAAAGAAGTCCGTTAAGAGATAAAGCTAAAGAGTTATATATTAATTCTAAAGGTGAAAGGAAATTAGTTGATATAGCAGCAGAATTAAATTTAAAAGATACTCAGATAAGAAAGTGGAAATCACAAGATAAATGGGATAATGAATTAAAGGGAACATCAAAAGGAACGTTACCAAATAAAAAGTCACAATCTAAAAGTAACGTTACTAATAAAAAGGTAACTAAAAAAGAGAATAAAGAAATTGATAAAGAGCCTATTGCTGATGAAGTTAAAGAAGTCATGGAGAATGAAGAATTAACGGATAAGCAGAGGCTCTTTTGTGTTATATACGCTAAGTGCTTAAATGCCACAAAAGCATATCAAAAGATTTATAAATGTACCTATGAAACAGCAATGGTAAATGGATGTAAGTTACTAAGTAATACCAAGATAAAAGAGCAGCTTAATAAATTAATAGAATCAGACCTTAATTATGAGTTCTTGCAAAAGAGCATAATACAAAAATACAAAGACATAGCATTTGCTGATATAAATGACTATATAGAATACGGTACTGAATATGAACCACAATATGATGAGAATGGAAATGTTAAACTGGATGAAAATGGTGAAATGGTAACAAAACCTAAAAGTTATGTTCTATTAAATAATAGTGTAAAGACTGATGGTACATTAATTTCAGAAATATCAGCAGGGAATACAGGCGTTAGAATCAAGTTAGCAGATAGAATGAAAGCATTAGAAGAACTTAAAAAAATGAGAAGTTTGTTAACAGAAGATGAAAAGAAAACTTTAGATATTCAGTGCAAAAAATTACAGAATGAAAAGATTAAGAAAGATATAGAAAAGATAGATGCTGAAATTGTTAGAATAACAGGTAATGGGGATAATGATAAAGTTCAGGATGATGGATTTATAGATGCATTAAATCAGCAAGCAACAGAGGTTTGGAAGGATGAGTAAGAAGCTAAGAATATTTAAGTTCAGTGCTTTTTCAAGAAAACAGACACAAATATTATCATGGTGGGTAGATGAATCCCCAGTAAAATATTTTGAAGGAATAATAGCTGATGGTGCAATAAGAAGTGGTAAAACAGTTTCTATGTCATTATCTTTTGTTATGTGGGCTATGAATAAATTTAGTGGTGAAAATTTCGCTATGTGTGGTAAGACTGTTGGAAGCTTTAGAAGAAATGTCTGGAATGTTCTTAAAACAATGTTGCCATCACGAGGATTTCAATATATAGATCATAAAACAGATAATTACATTGAAATAATAAGAGGAAGTAGAGTTAATTATTTTTATGTATTTGGTGGTAAAGATGAAGCATCACAAGATCTTATTCAAGGTATAACTCTTGCTGGAATATTCTTTGATGAAGTCGCATTAATGCCAGAAAGCTTTGTTAACCAAGGTACAGGCCGTTGTTCTGTAGAAGGTTCAAAATACTGGTTCAATTGCAATCCAGATGGGCCAATGCATTGGTTTAATCAAAACTGGATATTAAAAGCAAAAGATAAGAATATACTATATTTACATTTTACTATGGATGATAACTTATCATTATCAGAAAAGATAAAAGAACGTTATAGAAATATGTATATAGGAGTGTTCTTTAAGAGGTACATACAAGGTTTATGGGCTATGGCAGAGGGTGCAATATTTGATATGTGGTCGGAAATAAATGAAATATCAGAATCAGAGTTGCCAAGAGATCTTAAGACTAGTGCCAGAAGATATATAGCAATAGATTATGGAACTACTAACGCAACTGTGTTCCTAGACATTTATGATGATGGGGATATAGCTTGGGTAGTAAGAGAATATTACTATGACAGTAAAGTTAAAATGGCGCAGAAAACAGATAGACAATATGGTGATGACTTAGTTAATTTTATTAAAGAAGGACCAGTACCAGTTGCTATAATTTTAGATCCAAGTGCTGCATCATTTAAAGCTGAAATGAGAAATAGAGGCTATCGAATTAAAGAAGCAGATAATGAAGTACTTGATGGTATTAGAATGACATCAACATTTATTGGACAAGGCAAAATAAGAATGGTTAAAAATAAATGTAAAAGAACTATTGGAGATATATTAAGCTATGTGTGGGATGAAAAAGCAGCTCAACATGGAGATGAAAAACCAGTAAAAGAAAATGACCATGGAGCAGATGCTACACGTTACTTCGTAAAAACAATAATAAAACCTAGAAGATTGGCAGCATAAATTTAAGGAGGTAATACACTTGTCAAGGAAAAAGAGAAGATATAAGAATAGAAAAGTAAATGATAATATACAACAAAGTACTAATAATATAAAATCAAATAACAAAAATGATGTAGTTATAGATACATTAAGAAAAACTATAGATTCATTTCAGAATATATTATCAAGAGCAGGGATGAATGCAGACAACTTATTAGATGCAACAGAATATCCTATGGACAGGCTTACTCAAGATTTTAACTTACTTAATTCACTGTATAGACAAAATTGGATTGTAAGAAATGTAATTGATACTATACCTGAGGATATGGTTAAAGAATGGATTAAGATAAATAGTAATTTAGGTCCAGATGAAATAACAAGATTTGATACACTAATGAGAAAAACTAAAATAAAGCCTAAGATACTTGAAGCTTTAAAGTGGGGGCGACTTTATGGAGGTGCGGCAGCTGTAATAATTATAGAAGGTCATGAAGATATACTTGATGAGCCATTAGATTATTCAACTATAATGCCAGATAGTTTCAAGGGATTAATAGTGTGTGATAGATGGTGTGGAGTTTATCCATCAAGTGATATTGTAGAAGATATTAGTGATCCAGATTATGGATTACCTATGTATTATGAATGGAATCTTAATGGTTCTAATATGACAAGAGTACATCATAGTAGAATATTAAGGTTTACAGGAAGAGAACTTCCCTATTGGGAGAAATTTGCTGAAACATTATGGGGAGCATCTGAAGTTGAAATACTATACAAAGAATTAATTAAAAGAGATAATACAAGTGGGAATATAGCTAATTTAATATTTAGAGCAAATATATTAGGGCTTAAGATGTCCGATTTAGGTGAATTGATGGCTTTAGGCGATGAAGAAGCCCAAAAGGATTTGTATAACACAGTTGAAATGCAAAATAGATTAATGAATAATATGTCAATGCTACTAATGGATAAAGATGATGATTTAGTAAACCATCAATATACATTTAGTGGCATTAATGATATATACGAATCTTTTATGTTAGATGTGGCAGGTGCAGCAAAAACACCAGTTACTAAATTGTTTGGTCGTTGTCCTGCTGGAATGAATGCAACAGGAGAAGGAGATAATGATAACTATACTGATACCGTAGAAAATAATCAGACATCCCAACTTGAACCAGTTTTAGATAAATTATTACCTATAATGATGGTATCAGAATTTGGAGCTATTCCAGATGATTTTTCGTGGGAGTTTAATCCTATAGATGTGCCAACAGAAGATGAGGTAGCTAATATAGTTGATAAAAAGATTAATGCTATTAATACAGTATTTCAAAGTGGACTTATTAGCCAAAAAACAGGAATGAAAGAATTAAAAGAAGTTGGAAAACCATTAGGTATGTTTACCAATATATCCGATGAAGATATAGAAAATGCAGATGATGATATCAATTCTATGGGAGATATGCCACCAAGAGAGGAATCACCTTTAAATTTTAAATTGCCATCAAATGATATAATGTTATTTGATGGCGGAAAAGGATCTGGAAATTTTGGTCATGAAGGAAGACCAGGAGAAATTGGTGGAAGTGGAGAAGGGGCAGAAGATAAGCATGATAAAAAGAAAAAAGAATTAGAGAAGATACAGAGTTTAAAACCACCATTAGCTAAAAGACATAGATTGGAATCTATAGGACGGCAATCTAAGCCAAAGGACGAGAACACAATAATTATGCCTAATGTTGACTATCAAAAAGACATTGAAGATATTAAAAAAGGATTGTATAATAAACATGAAGATACATTTATTGTTAATGGAAGAGTTTATAAATATCATGGTGAAAGATTTTATCCAGTAGAAGGTGATGGGTTCGTAAAACTTGATAGACATGAATATAGTGTATTGATTAAAATTAAGACAGAATACAATAACCCTAATTTAAAGTATATATTAGAAAAGATGAATGTATCCAAAGATACAATCCAAAAAATAGAAAACATATTAAAAGAATTGAGGTGATGTTGATGTGTGTTAATGAAGGATGCAATTTATTTGCGAAAGAACCAATAGATAGAGATAGGTTGATAAATAAATTAGGACTAAATATAAAAGATGTTTTATTTGTTAATCAAGCAAATGATTGGTTAAAGAGAAAAAAAGAAAATGTAGTAATAGAATATAATGGGGTATTAGGTGATGATGATGATGAATATCCAGGATTTTATTATTATAGTGTAAGTATATTTGAAAAAGATATAAAGGAGAAGTTTGCAGAACTAAAGGACAATAGTATCATTGTAGATATAGAATAAAAGCACTTACTTAATTCAATAGTGGGTGCTTTTATTATTGAGAGAAATATTGATATCTAAGAAAGGATATGAATTATTTTAGGTTTTAAAGTATGGCACTACATAAAATTTACGCCTTCTTCAATAATATTTATCATTAAGTTTACAAGGAGCGATTATATGGTACCTGTAAAGAATACAGCAAAAGATTTATGGCAACCTAAACGAAGAATAGAGGTTACTTATAAAAGGTCATTAAGACAAATAGTAAAGAAGATGAATAAAGAGCTTAAAGGTTTATCAAGTACATCAGAAATAATTAAAGTATTAAGAAAGTTTGCAGATACTCCAGAATTTAAAAAATATGCTGAGAAAACTGCTATGAAGATGATAACAAGTATTTTTACTGATGCTGGTAAAACATGGAGGGAAGCAGCAAAAAGAAATTCTAGAGGAATGGTTATTTATAAAGCATTAAAGAACGAATTAAATGGCCCCTTGGGAATAGCAGTAAAAGAACAGGTGTGGAAAAATGCTGAATTAATAAAAAGTATTCCATTGGAGGTAGCAAAAGACGTTACAGAATATGCGGCTAAAAAGGCTTATGACGGAATGAGAGCTTCAGATATAGCACAAGATTTATTAAAGGATATTCCAACAATATCTGAGAAGAAAGCTAATTTAATTGCAAGAACTGAGGTAAGCAAAGCTAGTACTGAATTAACAAGGGCTAGGTCAGAGAATTTAGGAATTAGATGGTATATATGGCGCACATCAGAAGACCAGAGAGTTAGAAGTTCTCATGACCATATGGATGGGGTAATAATATGTTGGGATAACCCACCTAGTCCTGAAAAACTTATCAAAGTAAAATCTAGCTTGGGTTATTATCACGCAGGAGAATGTCCTAATTGTAGATGTTATCCAGAGCCTATAGTAAAATTAGATTTTATTACTTGGCCAGCTAAGGTTTATTATCAAGGAAAGATACAAAGAATGAGTAAGAAACAATTTGAGATGATAGCATAAATTTTGATAAGAAAATGAGAAAAATTTGAGAAAAAAGAGAAATAGGAAGTAGTATAATAATTATAGTGGAATAAAAAAGGAATATAAAACGAATAATTTATAAAAAAATAAATGATAAAATGAATATAAGTAGTGAAGCACTTAGAGGAAACCTAAGTGTTATTTTTATGTTCAAAATTCCAAGTGATTGGAGAAATGAGGTAATACATGAAAGAGATATTAGAGAAAATAGATAATGCATTAGCTAATGATAAAATATCAAGCTTTTCTATTCATATTGATAAAATAGGAAGTATATTAGTAGCAGATATTGAAGTGAGTAAAAAGCCTACATCAGAAAGCTTATTTTCTTCAGGTGGAACACATATATCAGGAGAAAGAGGTCAAAGCAAAAGGAATACTGGAGAATGTGATTCAAAAACTAAGGTTAAAGCATTAAAAGTTACACCAGAGATATATGACAGATCAGTTTAACCAGAATTTTGTGAAGCATTTCAACAAAGAATAATCATACCGAGTTCTATTGAATTTGGATTTATAGTATTAGGTTCTGCTAAAACTGCATATGTAGGAGATTACATTATATATAAAGATGGAAAATTTGATGTATGTAATAAAGAGTTTTTTGATAAACATTATTTTTATTAATTAAAGTCTAATAAATAGGCTTTTTTATTTTATTTTGAAAGGGGGTGAAACACATGGCAAAAGCATTTTTTGGCTCAAAAATATCAAATAACATGACAAAGACACCAGAAGGATTCTTAATATGTCACAATGTACCGATTGCACGTACTGGATGGTATGAGTACTTAGAAAGTGAATTAAAAGATAATGGAAGTCCTACTGAAACAATTCAAGTTTATAGAGGACCAAATGAGGTTTTTTCTTCTGCTGCAATAGCAAGCTTTGAGGGAAAACCAGTTACAGATGAACATCCTCCAGAAATGGTAGTTACACCCGATACATCTAAGAAATATACAGAAGGTGCAGCGCAGAATGTAAGAAGAAGTACAGAAGAAAAAGATTTATTAATTGCAGATTTGATTATATATGATCAAGAATTAATAAAACAGGTTGAAGATGGGAAAAGAGAAATAAGCTGTGGATATGAATGCGACTATGTAGTAGCTGAAGGTACGTACTGTCAGACTAATATAAGAGGAAATCATATAGCAGTAGTTGATGCAGGAAGAGCAGGACATAGAGTAAGGATTAAAGATTCTGAAATAAAAAATAAAAACAATATAGATTCGAAAGGAGACAAAAAAAGTATGAGTAAAACATTAAAGAACTTAACTAAAAAGAAAGAAAGACCAGTAAGCAAGTTTTTAACTGCTGTTGGATTAAAGCATATTGCTACAGATGCAGAACCAGAAGATATAGCAGATGTAGTTGATGCTCTATCAGAAGAGAATGCAAATGATGAGGAAGAAGAAGTATCACCATCAGCAACTCAAGCAGATGGTGAAGAGGGGAAAGAGAATGATGTAATGGCAGCAGTAAAGGCATTGGCTGAACAGGTATCGGCATTATCTCAAACAGTTACTGCTTTGGCTAATCAGGAAAAGAAAGAACACACATCAGACGAAATAATTGATGATATGATTAATGAACTTGGTGGAGATAATACAAATGATGAGGAACAGGATCAATGTGATGAAGACCAGATTGACGAAGAAGAATCAGTTACCATTCCAGTTGAAAATATCGATGAAGATACAGTTGAGAATGATGAAGAAGAAGAATCAAAAATAAGCAATGATACTGCTGTTAAAATAGCTGCTTTAAATGCTATTAAGCCAGTAATTGCACAAATCAAAGATCCAGTACAAAGAAAAAAGGCATGCGATTCACTTAAAAAACAATTCTTAGGAACCAAGCAAAAGAAGAAAAAAAATGTAGATGGATATTCAAAAATTATGAATACAAAGAGAAATTCTGCAAAACAAAGAATGAATAATGATGCCAGAACAAATTCAAATGTACAAGAGATTGGAGATAGTATATATTCAAAATTTAATGCTAATGCACCAAAGGGAGGTAATCAATAATGCCAGGATATGCAATTGGTAAAAGTTTAAATTTAGGTTATGAAGGTAATGTATCAAGATCTGTAGATGCAATTATTACAGCAAGAAAAGCAAAAGAAAAAATAGGATTTGGTAAACCTTGTATTCTGAATCAAGATAATACTTATTCACCATTTGGAGCTAGTAATACAGCAGGACAATTTGTTGGTGTTGCAGTAAGAGAAGTTAAACAAGCTATTTCTTATACTGAGTCAGTAAATGCTTATGAAGCTAATGAGAGATGCGATGTTATTAGCAGGGGTACTGTGAATGTAAAAATAAATAATGGAACACCAACAGCTGGAGGAAAGGTTTATATCAGAACTGTAGTAAACGAAGATGTGTCAAAAGGTATTGTTGGAGAATTTGAAGCTGTTGCTGATACAGGAAAAACAATTGAATTAACAAATGCTATATTTACTACTGGTAAAGTAGATGCAAATGGAATAGCAGAAATTACAATTTTAAGCAGAAATGCTTAGTAGAGGAGGGAATATATATGCCAAAAATAATAGATTCTTTTAATAATCAATCATTTAATGTTGCAGGAAATGCAGGAGTAATTTTAAATAAAAAACAAATTGATTCCGGAATGGCTTTCTTAACAGGAGAACTAGAAAAAAGAGATAACACTCTTAATGAACCATTAACAAGTACTACATATGCGAGGGATATAGTAATTAATACAGGCGGTGGCTGGGTTGAAACTACTTCTAATATGTATGCAGATTATGCTGGAAGTGGTGATAACACTAATGGACTTATTAGAGGTCAATCTAATAATATTCCTATAATCCAAACAAATGTTACTAAAGATGTTTACAAGGTTTATCCTTGGTCAAATGTTTTGAAAGTAAATTACATTGATCAACAAAAATTACAAGGTATAGGAAGACCATTAGATAATATGTTAGATAATGGTATTAAGTTAAACTATAATAAAACTTTAGACTATATGACATATGAAGGTATCCCTGAAGATCAAGTTTATGGATTAATAAATAATCCAGAAATAACTGCAACATTAGTAAGTACTGGAGCAGGTGGTAACACAACATGGGAGACTAAGACTGCAGATGAAATATTAATGGATATTAATTTATTAATAACTAAAACATGGGCACAAAGTGAGTATGATTTAAGTGGAATGGCTAATCATATCTTACTTCCACCTGAAAAGTTTACTTTATTAGCTACTAGAAAAGTATCAGAAGCAGCCGATAAAACTATTTTGAAGTATGTAATGGAGAATAATATTGCGGCTCAAAAGGGACAAAACTTAGTTATTGATGAATGTAGATGGTGCATAGGTGCTGGAACTTCTAAAAAACATAGAATGTTAGCATATGTAAATGCTAAAAACAGGACAGAGTTAGATTTACCAGTCCCAATGACAAGAGCAATGACAGAAGCAAGTGGTAAAGATTTATGTTACTACACACCTTTTGTTGCTAACATTGGACAAGTTAAGTTTTTATATCTTCAATGTGCAATGTATGGAGATGGAATTTAAAAATTAATATAAAAAGTCTTGGAGTAAAATCTGAGACTCTTATTTTTTAATTATTAATTAGATTTGGAGGAAACATATATGATTACAGTATTTGCAAATAAATCACTACTTTTTAGAAATCCTAAAACAGGTGAAGAAGCTCATGTTAAGAGTAAAGAGTTGGGAAGACAATTACCAGATTGGATTGTAAATGATCCATTATTTGATTTAGCCATAGCTGATGGAAGTTTGACTGCTATGACAGATAAAAATGTTAATAAAAAAATAGAAAATGGTGATTTTAATAAACCAGGAAGCTTTGAAAAAGAAGTAAATAAAGATAAAACTTTAGATCAGATGGAAGTTGAAGAATTAAAAGCTTATGCAGAAGAAAGAGGAATTGATATTGGAAAGGCTACAAGTCAATCAGGAATTTTAGAAAAGATAAAAGAAACTGAATCTCCTGAAGAATAATAGAAGGTGGTTTAATGAATGATAATTTGTCGATAGTAACTGGAGCAAGCAATCTAAAACCTGGTACTAATCCACCATTTACGTTAGAAGATTTTTATTCTATATATCCACAGTTCGGTAAAGACACTGAAGGAAAGCAAGCTATTCCAGAATTTATGATTGAATCATACATTGAGCTTGCTAATAATTGCATAAAGCAAACTAGATGGCATAAGTCGTGGAAAATTGGAATGAGTTTATATATAGCACATTTTTGTACTTTATATGCTCAAAGTATATGCGATGTAAATCAAGGAGTTAATGGAATAAGTGAATCAGGTAAAACTAAAGGTTTAGATACATCCATAAGTGTAGGAGGGGTTTCTGTAAGTACTGATTATTCTGCTACAAATAATGTGTCAGGATATACAGGATGGCAATTAACTTCATATGGTCAGCAATTAATACAACTTGCAAGACTTTATGGTAAGGGCAATATGATGGTTAGATAGGAGGAAGATGGATGCTTAATGGATTTTGCAATATATCAATAGATAGAGATTTAACAGATGATATATTAAAATCTTTAAATGACCTATCAAAGAAAACCATATGTATAGGTATTCCAGATAGTACAGAACATGAAAATAGCAAGATTACAAATGCAGAATTAATGTATGTACATACTAATGGGGCAAGAAATAGAGATATGATAAAGTCAATGCAGCATGATATTGATAGTGGAATGCCATATAGTGAAGCACATGAATTATATGTCCATGAAAATGGTTCACCATTATGGAATATTCCTCCAAGACCTATACTAGAACCAGCAATGGATAATGGTAAAGAACAGATGGCAGATTTAATGAAAGATGTTGCAATAGATGCATTAGAAGGTAAAAATATTCAAACTGGATTAGACAATGTAGGAATGCAAGGACAGAACATTGCAAGAGATTGGTTTACGAATCCAGCTAATAATTGGGCTAAGAATGCAGATTCTACAATTAAAAAGAAAAAAAGTGACCACCCACTCATAGATTCTAGTGAGCTTCGAAAAAGTATTGTTTGGACTATCCAAAATAAATAATAATATAGCAAAATTTGAAACAACTTTAGAAAAAGTATAACTTATGTTATACTGATATTAGAGGGAGTTGTTTTAAATGGCAAGGAGAAAGACTCATAAACAATATTTAGAAGAGGTTATGAAACAATGGGGGAATGAATATTCCGTTTTAGAAGAATATAAAGGTCAAAAAAACAAGATATTAGTAAGACATAATAAATGCAACAGAGAATACTACACATATCCTGATAATTTAATCAGAGGTCATGGATGTGCTGAATGTTTTAAGAATAACAAATTAAATAAAGATAAGAGAATTGATAGTAATAACATAATAAAGTACATTAAAGAATCTAAGAATAATGAGTTTGAATTGCTTGAACATTACTATCAAAATGGTGAAGCTAGGGTAACAGTAAGACATTTAGTATGTAATAATATTAGTGATATGTCATATCAAAATTTTAAAAATAGTTGTGGTTGTTCTTATTGTGCTGAAATACAAAGAAGAAAAACTAGGACTAAAACTACAGAACAATTTCAAAAAGAAATAAATTGTATTTTTAATGAAGAATATTCTGTATTAGGAATATATAAAGGAGTGAAAGAAAAAATAGAACTGCGTCATGATGTATGTAACACTATTTTTTCTGTAACACCAACATATGCTTTAAGACCTAGAGAAACATCCTTATGTCCTGTTTGTGGTAAGAATGAAAGAGCAAAAGAAAAATCAATATCTAATAAAGAATTTTTAGAAAAAGTAATGGAATTGTGGGGAAACGAATATACTCCACTAGAAGAATACAAAAGAAATTATATTAAAATTAAAGTAAGACACAATGTTTGTGGATATGAATATAGAGTTGTTCCTTCATCTTTATTAAATGGCAATGGATGCCCTAAATGTTGCAATTTTGATAGCAAAGCTTGCAAGAAAATAGAGAAATTTTTACAGGTTCATAATTTCGATTATGTAAGAGAATTTAAAATTAAAGAATGTAAATATAAGTATTTGTTACCATTTGATTTTGCAATATTATTGAAAGATAAAATAAAACTATTAATAGAATATGATGGCGAACAGCATTATAAACCTATAAAACATTTTGGAGGAGAAGAAAATTTTCAATTAACAAGAAAAAGAGATGGTATTAAAAATGAATATTGTAATAAAAACAATATTAAACTTTTAAGAATTAATTATATGCAAGAGAATGAAATAGAAGAAATATTAAAAAGGGAATTGCTGTAGCAGTTCTTTTTTTATGTAGTAAAGGATGGTGAGTAAAGTGATTAATCTTTCTCGTGTAATAAATGATACTAGAATAAGCCAGGAATTCAAAGTTTTTAGAAAAACTGGAGAATGGATTAAAGGAAGGTTTGAGGAAAAAGAAACTCAAATTGATATGAATGGTGTAATTGTACCTGCTACAAATAAGGAAGTAGAAATGATTCCAGAAGGTGATAGAGTAAAAGGAGCTATATCTATACATTCGACTAAGAGACTGTATACTACTCATTCAGAAGAAGATGGAGAAGATGGAGAAGGTACATCAGATGAAATAGAATGGGAAAATGAAAGATATAAAGTTTATTCTCTTGGAAGTTATTCAAAGTATGGATTTTATTCAGCAATAGGTATGAGGTTGGTGAGTAACTAATGGAAGATATAGTTTTAAAACTTAGAGAAATAGAAGATTTTTTTCAAGAAATAACTTGTGAAATGCTAGGAATTGATCTAAGTAAAAAAGAAAATCAGAATAAAGTTAGAATTGCATGGCCAACAGGAGGAGCTCCAGGATGGAAAATAAATGATGATATATGTTTTCTTAGAATTACTCCAGTTGATGATTCAATGACTAGGCAACTTAATATCTGTTATGATCCTGTCAAAAATAATGAACCTTATACTAAAAAGCAGGTAGGATATACAAGAGTTCATAAGATTAATTGGACTCTATATGGTCCTAATTCATATGATAATGCAGATATTATAAGGCACTTAATATTTGATAATAATTATATGAAAAAGTTTAAAGAAAAGAATTTATTTCTTATAACAGATGTACCTATGCCAACAAGATTACCAGAATTATATAACAATCAATGGTGGGAAAGAACAGATTTCAGTGCAACATTCAATGAAGGCGTTACAAGGATATCTGAAGTTCCTTATATAACAAGTGCAGAAATAGTTTTAAAACATAATAGATAGGAGGAAACATAATGTCGACATTACCCTTAAATGATATATGTGATATAAATGTAAGCGTTGGACCAGCAAGTGCTGTAAGAACAAACTTTAATTTAGGATTAATAGTTGGTAAATCTGACATAATTAAAATTGAAGATAGAGTAAAAACTTATCAAAAAATGGATGATTTAACTGCAGACGGATGGAAGGGAACAGAACCTGAATTCTTATCGGCTCAGAAATATTTTTCTCAAAGCCCACGTCCTTCAAGAGTAGCAATAGGACGTTGGAATTATCCAGAAGAAGGTAAAAAAGAAACAGTAGTTGAAGCAGTAACAGCATGTAGAAATTCCAATACAGAGTGGTATGGAGTACATGTGTGCGATATAACTAAAACTGAAATAATTGAATTAGCAAAATATATTGATTCAGCAAGTCCTGAATCTTATTTATTTTATACAACAAGTGATAGTGATGTAATTACTAATAGTGAAGATAATATTTTTAGTGCTTTAAAGAAAAATGGTGTTCATAGAGCATTAGGTCAATATTCTACTAAAACAGCAAATGCTGCTGTAGGAATAATGGGTGTTGCTATGGGAAGAAATACAAGTACTGCTGGAAGTGCATATACATTAGCTCATAAAACAATTGTTGGAATAGAAGCAGAACCGATTAAATCAACTGAACTTACTATAATTAAAAATAATAATGGGAATGTATATGTAAATCGTGGTTCTGTATATAACTTATTTGAAATGGGTGTTTCATCAGATGGAACTAATTTTGATGAAATACTTAACTTAGATATGCTATCAAATAATATTCAAACTGCAGTTGTAAGTGCTTTAGCAAGATCTGCGAAAATACCCCAGACTGATCCTGGTATGGACAATTTATTAAATACTATAACTGAACCGCTTGAAAAGGCTAGAGAAATTGGTTTTATTGCGCCAGGTGTATGGAATACAGAAAGTATTTTAACTGTAGAAAAAGGTGATACACTTCCAAGAGGATACGTAATTATTGCGGATAGCGTAGATAGTCAATCACAGGCTGATAGAGAAGCAAGGAAGGCACCACCAGTTTATATATTAATTAAATGTGCTGGAGCAATACAGTACGTAGCTGTAAAACTCTATGTAAATAGATAGGAGGTATAAAGTATGTCATTTAAAACATATAGTTTCGAAGATGTAACAGCTTCATGTTCTCATCCAAGTGTTGGAACAGCATCATCAACTGGTGCAGGTATGGGAAGTATTTCAGTAAATAAAGCTAATGATGATACTATACACGATGTTGCTGCAGATGGGACTGTTATGATAACAAAAGTACCTGGAACTAATGGCACTATTTCATTAGTTATGCAACAGACATCTGATTTTCATAAGTGGCTTCTTAAATGGTACAACTATGTTAAAACGGCAAGTGCATCTGAATGGGCAACGATGAATATAACAATTAAATCAAATAATTTAGGAGATACAACAATATGTACGGGAGTATCGCCACAGAAAATAGCAGATAGAGGATACGAAGCACAAGGTAAATCTGTAACATGGCCATTAATGGCTGCTGAAATAACTGAAAGTTAGGAGTGATAAATTATGAATATTCCAGAAAAAACAAAGAATGTTGAAATAAACGGAAGAAAATTTATCTTGAAGAAAATGGATGCAAGAACTGGAAGTTTTATGCTTTTTAAGTTAATGAAATTACTTCCTTCAATAATAGAAAATTTAGATATTGAAAAAATAGATTTAGAAAATTTATCGTTAGATTCATTGAAAAAATTAAATCTTACAAAAATGTTAGAACCAGTATTTGAAATGCCTGAAAAGGAATTTTCATATATTCAAGATAATTGCCTTAAGGTAGTAGACGAGTTGCTTAATGCGGGTGCACAACCAGTTTTACAAAAAAGTGGTGAATGGGGAGTAAATGATATTGCTGACAATTTAGGATTAGTTACGAATCTCACTATTCAATCATTAGCATTTAATGTGATGGGTTTTTTCGAAGGGAGTCCCTTGACTTCGCTGCTAGGGAATGTGACTTCCTTCCAGCAAAATTCAAAAATATAAATGCTTTTTTATTTGCTCCGGTAGAGGCTGGTCATTGGAATCAACATGAACTTTGGGATGGAACATATGATCTTGATGATTTATTAGATATTCATGAAATGATGTCTGTGTCTAATGAAAATAAGATGAGATCTTACGATGCAGCTAAAAAGGAGGTGTAACTTTGGCATTAGATTTGATAAAGCAGTACTTAGTTGGTATTGGTTTTAATGTAGATGAGAGCTCATTACAAAATGCAGAAAGTGCAATAAATGATGCTGGTTCTACATTAGATAAATTTGCAAAAAACAGTAGTGAGGGTTTTTCAGAAGCAGGTAGTTCTTTGAAAGACCTTTTTAAATTATTTGGTGATACAAATGGAGCTATAGGAAAACTATTCCCTAATCTGCGAGGACCATTTAAAGGAATTATTAAAGATATAGGTACAATTACTAAACTATATTCTAATTTAAAATCACACATGAGAGAAGCAAATAATCTGCAAACAGAATCTAATTCTAATAATACTGAAAAACAAAATAGTAATACTAATCATAATTCTAAAGAGATAATAAGTAATACGAATTTTTTAAGAGAAACTAATGAAAATATTAATAATACAGGTGATCAGGTAAATAATTTACGAAATATATTTAATATGTTTTCTAGTGAATCTAATAACGGAATAACTAGTTTAGTTAAATCTTTAGGTGGTCTTAAAACAACAGGTGGAGGGGCTATTACAGGTTTTTCTATAGCAACAATTGCATCATTTGCATTAATAATAACTGCAACTATAGCTGTAATTAAGGCTATAAGTAAAGTAACTTCATACCTAAATGATTTAGCTAATCAGGACATAGGATATGAGAAGCTTAGTAGACAGTTATGGACAACTAAAGAAAATGCAAAAGAAATTGATATGTCTCTTAAAACTTTAGGGGCAAGTATGCAAGATCTTTGGTTAAGTCCTACACTTCTAAAACAATTTAATCAATTAAGACAGGATTCAAAGGATTTAAAGCTTTCGCCGGAATTTAATAAAAATCTTAAAATTGTACAAGATATAAGTTTTGAATTTAAGAGATTTAAGCAGATGTTAAGTATGTTTTTTCAGTGGATAGGAAACTATATATTAAAATATTGTGCAGGTCCATTAAATGAAATAAAGAATAGTGCAAGAGGCTTTAACGATTGGCTAAAAGATAGCATTCCAGGTATAGCAAAGGAGATTGGCACTGTAATTGGAGTTTTGCTAAGAATAATACTTATTATAGGCAAAATTATTGCAGTAGTAATAAAATTGACTACACCTATTTTTTATGTTTTTAAGTTAATCGGAAAATTAGGAGATTTATTTGATAAGCTTCCAGAACCAATTAAAAGAGCTATTAAAATAATAATTTCTACAATATTAATGATTTTAAGTCCTATTTTACTTGTAATAGGTGTTATAGATGATTTGATGACTTATTTTAGAGGTGGAAAATCAGTAATTGGTAGTGCTCTAGATAAAATAAAAGATAAATGCAAAAATGCTGGTTCTATAATAAAAGGGATAATTACAGCCATAAAAGCCATATTGACTGGTGGACTTTCCTTACTTCCATGGGATAAGTATTGGGATAAGGCAAAGGAAACATTTGAAAAAATAAAAGATAAAGCAAAAGAAACATGGGATAAAGTAAAAGGATGGGCTTCAAATAAGGTAGATGATGCAAAAGAATTTATATCTGATGCAGGTGATAAAGTAAGAAGTTTTGTAAGCGGAGAAGATAAATCAAGTGTTTCCGAAAGCTATGTTACTTCAAATAATAGCAATGTATCAAATAGTACAACAGAAACCAAAAATAGCCATAATACTGTAAGCAATTCAAATGTAATTAATGTGTACGGTGGAAATGATTCAAAATCAACAGCTAATGCAGTTAACAAGAATATCACTGGGATAACAAATAGAAGTTTACAAGGGGTGTATTAATATGGCAGAAGGTATAGTTAAGACATATATAGATACAAGTCTTGGAAAATTTATATTTGATGCGTATATGAATATTAACCATGACAGTACTTTAGCAATTACTTCTCATCCGGTTCAAGACGGTGCAAATGTAGCTGATCACGCTTACATGGAGCCACAGGAAGTTACTTTTGAAGTTGGAATGAGTGATGTTATGAGTAATATATCTGGATTTGATTCTTTTACTGGAGATAATTCACGTTCAATAAGTGCATATAAAACTTTAAGAAAACTTCAAGAAGAAAGGCTTCCTATTAAAATTGTTACTAGATTATGGACTTATGAAAATATGCTAGTTGAAAACATAAGCGCTCCTGATGATAAGAAAACAGCACATGGATTAAAAGCTACAGTTACTCTAAAGGAAATACTTGTTGCAAATGTTAGAACAGTAAAAATATCAGAGAGACCACAAAAATCAGAGCAATCAAATGAAGGCGATCAGAAAGCGCAAGAAGCAGATGAAAGTTTGCTTTCTAAGTTATTAGGGTAAGGAGGTTACTAATGTACATTATTCCATTAACTCCATCACCAAATCAGACTTTTACAAGTACTATTCCTGTAAATGGAAAGAAATTAAAACTGTTTTTCTTTCTAAGATATAATACAGAACAAAAATGTTGGCAAATGGATATATCAGACTCAAATAAAAATTATTTAGTATGTTCAATTCCGCTTGTTTGTGGATGTAACATACTTGAACAATATGATTATCTTAATATCGGCTCTGCTTATATAGTAAAAGCTGATACTAATATATTGGATACAAAACCAAATGAATATAATCTTGGCGATAAGTTTATTCTTGCATGGGGTGATAATGAATGAATGTAGAAGAAACAGTGTGGAAATTCTTAAGAGGTAAAGGACTTCCAGAAAAAAGTTGTGCAGCTGTTATGGGTAATATAGAGGCAGAGTCTGAATTTAATGAAAAATTAATAGAACAAGGAAATGGCATAGGTTTTGGTTTATGCCAATGGAGCTATGAAAGACGTACTAAACTAGAAAGATATGGTACAGATATAAATCATCAACTCAATTTTTTATGGGCTGAATTAACAGGAGAAATAAGTGATACTGGTGCTTCGTTAGAATGGATTGATAAAAGTGGTTATTTATCTAGAAATAAATTTATTACTGGTGATGGGAGTGTAGAGGATCTTACAGCAGCAATGTGTTTTTGCTGGGAAAGACCAAATGCAGCAGTAGCTCATCTTGAAAGAAGGCAATCATCTGCCAATAAGTACTTACAACAGTTTACAGGAGTTACTGGAGTAGATAGCGCAAATAGCCAGTCAGAGGCAATAACAGTTGAAGCCACTAATTATGAAGTCGTAAAAGGTAGTGAAAAAGAAGGCGATGCACTTTTTGGTAGAAGATATAGGCTAACTATATCGGACAATCAAGGAAATGCTTTAGATATATCGCAACTACATTGTCTATTTGATATAACAAAAACTATACAGATGGAACCTAATTTATCAGTTATTACAGTTTATAATTTAAATGTTAAAACAGAAAATGCAATAATAGCAAGTGGAAAGAGAATAACTGTAGAGGCGGGATATGAAGGATCACAATTTGGACTTATATTTGATGGTGACATAATTCAGTGTATTAATAGTAGAGATGATGGTACTACTTGTAAACTTGAAATAATAGCATTAGATAGTGATAGAGCAATAAACTTTGATATAGCCAATTTTTCTATTGTAAGAGGTCAAACACAGAGAGACATAGTAGAACATATGTCAAATGTTGTAACTAATCCTGTTGACTTAGGAAGTATTTCTCAAAAGTTAAGTGGTCAGAAATTATCAAGGGGAAAAGTGGTATTTGGTAAAGCTTCAGATTACTATAGACAGATAGCCAAAAGCAATGACTTACAATTTTACATGGATGATGGAAGTATAAATTTAATAAGTATGGATGATTTACCAGAAGGAGAAATATTTGATTTGAGTTCAAAAAGTGGACTAATAGGAACTCCAGAGCAAAGCACTTATGGAATAAATGGTAAGTGTTTATTAAATCCTCAGATAAAGCTTAACAGTCTCATTCATGTAGATAATAAATTAGTAAGAGCAAAAAGAATTGAACTTAGTGGTTCTAGTGTTTCACCAGTTGGTGGAATATCAACATCAGTTGCAGGGGTTAGAAATAAAATTATTGCTGAAGCGAAACAAATATGTGATGATCCTAACGTCCAATATAGTCAAGAATATAGGGGACAAACTGTTGGTGGTATAAAATACTGGGATTGTTCTAGTTTTGCGAAACATTGCTATGAGGTAGCCGGGTTGTCAATAGTTGATATAACAGGACCGCAATATAATCAAGTGAAAAATGAAGGTGGGAAATTTATATCACAGTCTGAAGCACAACCAGGTGATTTAGTATTCTGGGGGAAAGGTGATGAATGTCACCATATTGCTATTTATGCTGGTGACGGATATGTTTATGCTGCAAGAGGCAGAGATGGTAAAGCACCTGCTGATCAAGTAGCTTATCATGCTTTATATGGTGAACCTGAGTTTGGAAGACCTAAATGTTTAATAGATGCGGATGGAGGGAATATTCCAACTTGCAATTCGAATACAGATAAAGGAAGTGATGAATATGATTCACAAGGATTATTCAGAACATTAGATAAAGATGGTATCTATAGGGTAATAAGTATGCATTATGTAGGAGATACAAGAGGAAACGACTGGTATATAAATTTCGAAACTATAGATCAACTTGGTGGAGCTATAGCATCAGTATCAAATTAGGGAGTGATTATTTGTGAGAAATTTAAGTGAAATAAGTAATTCAAAAAGTGAATTGTATAGGAATATGGGAGATGGATGGAAAAGTACTTTAAGAGTTGCATGTCCTGGAATAATACAATCATTTGATTCTAATGAACAGACAGTAATTGTTCAATTAGCATTAAGAGAACAGATATCTGATTATGAATATAATAAGCACTGGACGGATATTCCGTTACTTCTAGATGTTCCGATAGTTGTTCCACGTGCAGGAGGATATTCGCTTACAATGCCTATAAAGCATGGTGATGAGTGTTTAGTTATATTTGGTGATATGTGTATAGATTCTTGGTGGGAACTTGGAGGAGTACAAAATCAGTTGGAAAATAGAAGGCATGACTTAAGTGATGGTTTTGCAATACTTGGAGTATGGTCTCAACCACGAGTATTGCAAAATTATTCAACAGATTCGTGCCAACTTAGAAATGAATCAGGGACAAGTTGTATTGAACTAAAGGATAATGAAATAAATATTAATTCTCAAAAAGTTAATATTAATGGAATTAGTTTTAGTGAGCATAAGCATAACTTTAATGATTCTTCAACATCAACTCCAATAGGAGGAATTTAAATGAGATATAGAATGTTAGATATAGATGGAGATTATCAATTTGGTAAGGGACAACAGAATTTTACTTATGGAACTTATGCAGTAGCACAAGCAATAAAAACACGCTTAAAATTATTAAAAGGTGAATGGTGGGAAAATACTTCAGAAGGTCTACCGTTGTTTGAACAAATAATAGGTGCTAATGGAAGCCAAGAGGATTTATATATTGTTGACTCTATTATAAAAGAAAGAATAATAGGAACAGAAAATGTAAAATCAATTCAAAGTTTCAAAAGTGAATATATAAATAGAACTTATACTTTTTCTTGTGTTGTAAATACAAAGTTTGGAGAAGTAACAGTGACTATGTAGAAAGGAGATGTGTATATGACTTATTTTGCTCCGTATATTGATGAAACAGGATTTCATATGCCTACCTACATTGATATAAGAGATAAGCAGATAGATGATGCAAAAAATATATTTGGACAGGATATTTATCTTGGAGAAGATAGTCAAGATTATCAGTATATATGTACAGTAGCTGAAAAAATATACGATGCATTTCAAGTTGCACAGCAGGTATATAATAATCGTGCTCCTAATTCAGCGATTGGGGCCGGACTTGATAGTATAGTTAAAATTAATGGTATTAAGAGAAAAGCAGCAACTTATAGTAAGTGTAATGTTACAGTTATGGGTACTGCAGGCATAGAAATTAAAAATGGAATAGTAGTTGATAAAGGTAATATTAAATGGGATTTGCCAGCTTCAGTTAAAATTCCCGATACTGGAAAGATAGTAGTAGAAGCAGTATGCCAAATAGAAGGTCCAATTGTATCTAATCCTGGAGACCTTACAGGGATATACAATCCTACTTATGGTTGGAATGGTGTATATAATTATGAAAATGGTTCTTTAGGATCTAAAAAAGAAGATGATTTAAAATTGAGAAAGAGGCAATCGGATAGTACTGCTCAACCATCCAGAAGTATCTTAGACGGAACTTCTGGCGCTGTAGCTAAAGTTGATGGAGTAACAAGATCATATGTGTATGAAAATGATACAAATTTAGTTGATTCTCTTGGATTACCACCACATTCAATTACTGTTGTAGTAGAAGGTGGAACAGATGAAGATATAGCAAGAGCAATACATATTCATAAAGGTCCAGGATGCTATAGTAATGGAGATGTTAGAATTGATGTTACTGATTCTAAAGGACAAATTTCATCTATTGGATTTTATAGAGCTAAATATGTAGATATTGATGTGACCGTTAATATAAAGGCTTTAGATAATTACACAACTGCTATTACAGATAATATTAAAAAAAGTATAGAATCATATTTAAATAGCATGAAAATCGAGAATAAGAAGTTAGTTGTTTCATCTTTATGGGGTGTATCACTTCAAGCTATGTCTGATTTATCAAATCCGACATTTTCTATAACTTCAATTACTGCTTCAAGACATGGAAAAATTCAATCAACTGATGATATTGAATTAGCGTTTAATGAGACTTGCCGAGGTAATGTTAATTATATTATTGCTAATGTATTGTAGGTGATTTTATGGCGATAGATAAATATTTAAATAGTGTAACATCTCAACATAGAGATAAGAAAAAATTTATAGCATGGTTAAGTAGTAGTTTGACTATTATAGACCATGCTTATATTATGACTAAAAACATAGATAATGATTTTGATTTAGATAATGCGCTTGGAGTTCAATTAGATATGCTTGGTCAATCTATAGGAAGAAAACGTATGTTAACATTCCAGCCTTTGAATGACCATAATCCTGTAATGGATGATGAAACCTACAGACTTGTATTAAAAGCTAAGGTTGCTATGAATAACTGGGATGGAAAAACAGAATCTGCATATGAAATATGGGATAACACATTTAAAGATATAGGCCTGCAAATACAAGATAATCAAGATATGAGCATGACAGCTTATGTTACCGGATATGTTAATCAGATAAGGCAAGATTTAATTCAACATGGTTATATAGTTCCAAAACCTGAAGGTGTAAAAATTAACTATATAGGTAAAACACCTATAAATTTTAATAAGTATTCATATATAGTTGTATCAAGTCAGCAGACAACAACTATTAATATGATATTTGATCCTGTAGAACTAATATCTATGAAAGAAATTTCTAGAATTACTGTACAAGGTATAAATATTAATACAATAAGGTGCGAAGGAGGAAAATAAATGGCAATATTTAACAATATGTCAATAACCAATAAAGGACAGATATTATATGCTAAGGCACAAGCTGGTACTAAATTAAATTTTACAAAAATTATGGTTGGTTCTGGTCAGATTGAAAATAGAAATCCAGCAACATTATTAGCTTTACTTGAGCCTAAATTCAGTATAGGAATACAGTCAATAACCCCTAACACTGAATTAAAGACAGCTACAATTTCAGCTACTATTAATAATAGCGAAGTAACTGAAGCTGTATATATTTGTGAAATCGGATTATATGCAGAAGATCCAGATGATGGAGAAATATTATATGCATATGGAAGTGCAGGAACATATGGTGATTATTATGCGCCAGCAAGTCAAGGTGCATATAGTTGGAATTATCAAATTAATGCGGCTATTGGTAATGCAGCTAATGTTACTATTGAGTTAAGTAACTTATCTTATGATTATGCTGTTATTAATTCAAATACAACATTTACAGTTATAGGCGGCGGTAATCAAAAGGAAATTAATAAAAGTATAGATAATAAAATATCTGAACTTACTAAAAAATCGAATGATTTGACAAGTGATAGTTATCCAATAGTAGAAGCAACAGGAACAAATGCTTATATAGGAGCAAGTGCAAGAATAAAAGCAGTAGGAAAGGGTACAAGATGTACGCTATTTGTTGGAACAGCAAGTAATGGTAATTGTAGTTTAAACTTAAATAATTCTGGAGCAGCAGCCATTAAGGACAGCAATGGAAATGTAGTTACAAATATGAAAGCTAATATTCCTTATAATCTCTGTCATAATGGCTCGGATTTTATATTACAGGGTAAAGGAGGTGGTGGAAACTTAATCCCTAAGTATTTATTAGCTGGTTATTATGGAGAAGGTGATAATGGACGAGTAGATGGTGCTATGGTTAATAGAGGTGCACCGACATCTAATTTAAATTGTGGAGGAGTTGTTAATTTACAGGAAGGTTATTATGCTGGTGGACAAATTATAGCTAATAGTTTAGCAAGTCAAACTCCAGCAAATGCAACTGCTGCACAAATTTTAGCTGGATATAGTGCTTGGGTTAATGGGATTAAAATAAGTGGAAATGCTACAATACAAAGTTTGGGTGGAAGTACTTTTGTTAGCGGAACAGGGTCTGTAACATTAACAGAGAAACAAAGTCGTATATTGGTAGATTTCTCTGCAAAAGTTCCTTCTACTGTTAGAGTTATTTGGGGCAAATTCACTTCTGGAAGTTCATTCTATTTTGTTAACTTTAGAAGTGAAACTAGTGGAACTTTCAAGCCAATAGTATGGGATAAGTATTATAGCAAATATGCAGATGAAAATCCAGTTGCTATCACTGGAATTAATCTGGGAGATGGAGATTCATCTCATACTTGGTCTGCTGGAACTTATACTTATACTTGGTATGCGATTTAAAAAGGAGTAATAATTCATGAAAACATTAATAGTTTATGATTCGAAAGGAAATTTAGTTTTTACACAAACAAATGCATTAGAGAAATATAACTGTATTGTAGAAGATGTAGCCGATAATAAAGAAATTATTGGAGTAGATATATCCACAAGAAAGTGTATAACAGTAGATAGACAAGCAACTACAGAAGAAAAAGAACAACTTAAGAGAGAATTAAATGAAAAGAATATTGAATTAGAAAATACAAAGCAGGAATTGTTAAAAACACAGGCTGCTGTAGTGGATGTAACTTATAATAATTTATTAAAATAGAGAGGAAGATGTAAAATGACTAAAATTTTAGAAAACTTAATTAACAACAAATATTATTCAACAAAGGAAGAAGTAGAACAGAAGCTAAATGTATTTTTTGCATTTAATGTTCTTACTCAAGAAGAATATACAAAATTAATGCAGCTTGCAGACGAAAAGTACAAAGAAACTACTACAGAAGAAGCAGTTACAACAGAGTAGAATGTAATCAAATAAAAGGTTAATAGGAGAAAAGTTTAAGCACCAGTAGGTGTTTTTATTTTGCTCAAAAATCCAAGCGTTTGGAAATATGAAAAGGAAGGTGACACATGAATGAGCAGGAGACTATACAAGAAATTAAAGAAAGGTTAGTGAGAATTGAAATACTGTTAGAAAAAAATACAGAAAACTGGGATGAAAAAATTAAAGTAGCAAATCACAGAATTTCAGATTTAGAGGATACTATTAAGTGGATTTCTAGAACTGCAATAGGTGGAGTTATAACAGGATTAATAGGCATATTATTTGCCTTAATAAAATAATAGAAATGAGGAATGTAAACATGGAAATGAATTTAATGGAGTATGTGCCAAGTCACTTAGCAATTTTAATTGCATGTATTTATGTTGTAGGAGTATTTCTTAAGAAGTTAAATAGTGTACCAGATAAGTATATTACTATAATTCTTATGCTGTTTGGAATTACTTTTGCTGTGTTACTAAGTATAATAAACGCTCAATATAAAATAGCTTTAGATGTAATTGTTAATGGTATATTACAGGGGATATGCTGTTGGGGGATATCTGTAGGAATTAACCAGACAGCAAAGCAGTTAAGCAAAAACGATTAATTAAAGGAGTAGCCAGTTAGGTTACTCTTTCACATTATATAATATAAATTTAATAAGGAAGTGTTATATATGAAATTTGGAATAGATTTAGGACATGGAGTAGGTAAAGATCGTGGAGCAGTAGGAAATATTGCAGAAGAAACAATAATTAATTCTGTAGGAAGTTTTGTTATAAGCAAATTAAAAGCATTAGGACATAGTGTTATTGAATTAAGACCAGACAGTGCCACTAGCGTTCAAGATAGCTTATATCAACGTTATACTAAAGCAGATTATTACAATGTAGATATGTGCGTAAGTATACATGCTAATGCAGGTGGTGGAATTGGAACAGAAGTATTTACATATGGTGCTAAAGAAGTACCACAGGCAAGAGATGTATTAAATAATATTGCGAACTTAGGATTTAGAAACAGAGGAATAAAAGATGGCTTAAGTTTGGCTATGGTTAAAAGGCCAAAGGCAACAGCTATGCTTATAGAAATATGCTTTGTAGATAGCACAGATGTGAATTTATATAATACACTTGGACCAGAAGTAATTGCTACAGAAATAGTATTAGGGTTAACAGGAGAAGTTGTTTGTACTACAAAAGGTGAATGGATACTTGATAATACTGGTTGGTGGTACAAACATATAGATGGTAGTTATACATCTAATGGATGGGAGAAAATAGATAATAAGTGGTACTTATTCAATGCTCAAGGCTATATGCTTTATTCATGGCAATATAGCTGTGGAGGGAATTGGTACTATTTAGGCAGTAGTGATGATGGTTCCATGAAAACAGAATGGGTGCTTACTGATGGAAAATGGTACTACATGAATGCTGATGGTGCAATGCAAGTAGGTTGGCAGAAGATAGATAATAACTGGTACTATTTTGGTAATTCTGGAGCTATGCAGACAGGCTGGATAAAAGACGATAGCAAAGATTATTTACTGTATTCTAATGGAACCATGGCATGCAATACTGTAGCTTATGGATATAGATTTGATTCAGATGGAGTTGCTACTAAAATTTAATATGATATAAACCAGTAAAGGTAGCATATAAGATTAATTTATTATGTGCTACCCTATTTTTATTATTGTGATTTATTAGAAAAGATATGTTTTAAAAATAAAATATTGTTCTATAGGATACTCAAGTTCTCTTAAACTTTTAGCTTCATACAACATACAAGTAACAATTTATTGGTCTGAATACTTAAGGGGACATCCTCTATTTTTTTATCATTTGAATTTAATTTAGCAAAAGCAACTTCAACTTATTTAAAAATTTTACAATAAGAATTTTACTGGTTTTATGGAAATATTAAAAAAGTATATAGACAAAAGTGTATATTATACCTTATTATAGAAAATGAGGTCTATAAATGTAAAAAATACTGTTATATTTATAGACTATAGGGGAATTACAAGAAATATTCTAAACTATAAATAGGGGAGATGAATAAAAAATGTCTAGAAAAAGATATACTAAATCAACAGTTATTGCTTTAACTGCAACTACAATTTTTCAATCAACATCAATGGTAACAAATTTATTTGATGTTAATGCTTTTGCAGTAGATAACATACAAACAAATGAAAAAGTGGAAATTTTAAATTCAGAAATAAAATTAGCATCAGCTGATGCAACCATAAGAGAAACAACATCATCTGCAGTAGAAGTGTTAAAAGACTCTTCTTTAGATGAACAACAGGCTAAAATAGAATCAAATATTGAATCTTTATTATTTGATGCAATGACTAATAGAGATTATAGGGTGATAGTTAGGAAAATTGAATCAGAATTAAAATCCTTGAAAAATGAAGAAAAGAAAGAATTTTATAGAAAAGAAATAACTGATCTGAAGGCTTGTAGAAATGTTTTAAGTGAATATGATGAAATTATTTTAGAATCTATGTCTGATGTTGAGTTACAACATAGTGGAAGTAGCGAAAATTTAAATACTATATATGAAAAATTGATAAATATAAGAACTGGTTTACAAGAAAAAAGTAATCTGAATGTATTAATTCAAGAAAAAATAGATGAAATTAATAATATAAAATCTGCTTGTAATAATATTAGAACTGCGCTAGCAAAATTATTAAAGAAACAGATAGATAATGAAAATCAAATTCAAAAAAATGGCTATGCTTATATTGAAATTACCAATTCAGAAAAGAATTATGTTATGGAACTTATTAATGACTTAGAGAGAATAAACTATAATTTAACTAATGTTATAAATAATTATAAAACTGAATTAGAATCTGCTAAGAAGGTAGAATTTAAAGAAGAGCGTGAAGCCTTAGAAGAAGAAAAAACTAAAGCAGAAAGGCTTATTGAATCAAATAGAGGATATGGATTAGAATCATTAAAAGAACTTGATAAATTATTACAAACAGCTGAAAATGCATTAAATCAAAATCAAAGAAGTGTATTAATTGATAATAAGGAAAATTTAGAAAAATGGTATTCAAAAGCAGCAATCGAATGCAAAGCTGCAAAAGTGATTTTTGAAAATAGAAATTTTCCATTAAAATCACTAGAAAATTTAAAGCAACAATTAAATAAATCTAATAATAATAATGATTTAAGCAAAGAAAAAATAAAATACTTTGAAGACAGTATAGATGCATTAATTTATGAAGTTGAAAAAGAATGCAATAATTGGAAGAAAGCAAATCCATTAGAAAAAGTTAATGTGGTTTTAGAGAAAGATAATGAAGATAGAAATAATATAAATAAGGATATTAATCTAAGAAATGAATTAATTGGATTAGAAAAACCAATAGATAAATTGGAAGATAAGAATATTAAGGAAATTCCTAATTTACCAATAAAGGTAGATGATAAAAAGAAAAGAATAGATCAAGTAGAATTACAGGAATTAATGAATAAATATACAAATAAATTGCAAATTTTTAAGAAAAGTGGGAATAAAGATATTAATTTAAGAAATGAATTAATGGAATTAAAAAAACAATTAGAGAATTTGGGTAATAAAGATATTGAAGAAATTCCCAATTTGGTACAAGAAGAGAATAGTGTTAAGAAATCTCCTGCTATATATAAAAGAACTGGTGGTGGAGGCGGAGGGGGATCATCTTCCACAAATAGAGCTGAAAAAACTGAAGCCGTAGATAAAAAAGTTGAAATTAAAGAAGATAAAGTAATTAAAGAAGAAAAAGAAGTTGAAGATAAAAAGCAAGGCTGGATAGAATCTTCGAATAATTGGACTTTCTATAATCCTGATGGAAATAAAGTGAAAAGTGAATGGATTTATACTGGAGATAAATATTATTATATAAATGATGATGGTGCTATGGAATCTAATAAGTGGATTAATCATTTAGGAAAATGGTATTTTTTAAAAAATGATGGTTCAATGGCCAGTTCAGAATGGTTTTCTCCTAATGGGAATTGGTATTTTTTAGATGATAATGGTGAGATGGTTACAGGTTGGCGAAATATTAATGGAAATTGGTATTATTTAAATCCAATATCAGATGAAAATGAAGGTGTTATGAAAACAGGTTGGATAAATGATGGATATAATTGGTATTATATGTATCCGAGTGGAGAAATGGCACATGATACATATATAAATGGATATAAATTAGATTCTAATGGAGCTTGGGTAAGATAATATTTAATAGCTTTCTATAATTAATATATTATAGAAAGCTATTTTTTGGTTTAAAAAACGTGGATACTTAATGAAACATTATTTTTTACGAATATTGTATAGGTAGTTTTGTACAAGGATTAATGATTAGATTTATTTCTTATGTGCTGCCTTTATTTTTTGCTAGTATGTTAGATTAATTTCTAGCTTACTGGCTTATTTTTGTTTTATATACAATATGGTATAATATGGATTAGTGTGTAAAAATAAGGGGGGATTAACTTTGAATTTTAAAAATAAAACAGTACTAGAGAAAATTTCGTTGGTAATTATCATACTAACAGTAATTTGTTTAATTGAGGCAACATTTCATTATATTATTTTCCCAATTGATTTTAGTAATCCTAATTCAAAATATTCATTTATGAGTGAATATACATATATAATTGTTTTAATTTGTGGATATATATTATCGTGGATTAGTTTTATATTAGGAATTGTTATGTTAATTCAAAAGAAGTTAAGCAAAAAAATAGCAATAATATCATTACTAACTGGTTTACCTATTGTATTAACTTTTATAATTAGTTTTGTACAAGGATTAATGATTAGATTTGGTATATGAAAGAATGGCAGCATGTGAGATTAATTTATTATGTGCTGCTTTTATTTTTATGCCTAAATTTATATAAAAACTTTTAAATAAAATATAGAATAGTTAAAATATTATGGAAAAAGTGTACAATCTGTAGTATTATGTAAATGCAACCAATAAAAAGAACTCATAGTATTACCAATTGATTATGAGTTCATTGTTGTAATATTAGTATTTAAATTATATTTATTATAACATATTATTGGTTAAAAATGTGATAATAATGGAGGAATATATGAGTAAAAAGTCAGTAAGATGTTATGTTAGTAGAATGAGAGATGATAAAACAAAATTAAATATGGATGTTTATAAAAATATAATTGAGGAAATTTTTAAATCTGAAGAGGTGAAGTTAATTGGAAATACAAATAAATGTTTAATATATAAAGGTAATGATGATAATAACTATTTATCATTAGAATATATAAAAAAGATTGAAGATATAGAAATTGATAGTAATTATATGTTTTTTAGAATAGGAAGAGAAAAGGATATAGAAGGTGCATTGAAAAGAAATATTCAGACCTTTGAGGGAAAAGAGATCATTGATAAATCAGAACAAGATGAATATAATCTGGAAATTTGTACATATATATTAATAGATTTAAGTAATGGAGTAGCATCTGAATTATATGGTAGATTTGCTCCTAGCGTTAATGCATTTACATATGTAATAAATAGATTAATGGAGAAAAATAGTGATAAATATAAAAATATATCATTACACTATGCTAATATAATGACAGAAGAAATGATTAATGCCTATGCAAATAATGCAGATAGATTAGGAAAATTAGTATATCAATTTGAAAAACCTGATGTAGAGTTTTTGAAAAAATTAAAATTAACAGATTCTCAGATAATAGCTCTGAGGGATTTAAATGTACTTGAAGTTGAAGTGACATTGAAAGGAAAAAATAAAATACCACTTTCTGATAATGCATTAAAAATAAAAAATGTATTGGAAGAATCTGCAAAATTACCACAAAAAATAAAAGAAAACTTAAAAGTAATAGGAAAAGCATCTAAGTCAGATACAAAAACATATACGTTTACTGAAGAAAAAGTAACATATTATATTGACGTACCGTCAATAAAAAGAGAAGATGGGGAAATTAAAAAACTTACAATAGAAGAAATAGGAAAAGAAGTATATAATAGAATATATACTTTGTATACTGACAATAAGGATGACCTAGAAACATATATATCTAAATAATATTTATAAGGAGGAAAAAGTGAATGAATGTTGTTTTATCTGCAATTCTTTTTATAGCAGGAACTGTATTTCTTGGTAGTAAAGTTAATTTGGAAATAATATATCGTAGTCAATTTAATGTTATAACCATAAATACTGTTATTATAGGATTTTTATTCACTTCGTTGTCTTTACTTCTTGGGTTTTTTAAAGAAGACTTATTGGAATATTTAGAAGATATGGATTGCATGGAGAAAATATACAAGAAAATATCACATGGAATAGGATTGGCATGTGTAACTATTGCAATATGTTTTTTTAATTTATTATATATTTATAATAAACCCGAAATTGCAAGTGTAAATAATTATTTTTTAGCAATTGAGGTAACTTTGGTAATATTTGTTTTTGTGAATTTTTTACTAGCACTTATAAATGTAGAAATAGTTATAAAGTCAATTCGAAAAGAGCGAAAGAGAAAAAGAGATGAAGAACGAGCAAATAAAAAAATTAATGGTAAGTTAAGTAAATAA